CGAGTTAAATTTTGCAATCCAAGATTGGTTTAGTGTCGAAAAATAAGGAGGCAGTATGCACTTTTTCTCTTACGAAGGGGAGTTGATTAACAAAACTCCTCATGAAATTACACTACTTGACAATAATAATGAAATTGTCGAAGTTATTCCTGCCTCTAATGGTCAAGAATGGAGACTTGATGAAAGTACGACTATTAAAGGTCGTATCAATGGTAAACGTATTTCTAAAACTGTTTACCGCTGTAGTCAGCTTCCTGAACCTAAAGAGGGAATATGGTACATCGTATCAGCATTATTTAAATTGCATTACCCAGAACGAACTGACTTATTAGTTCCTGCTGAGGTGGTACGAGATGGTTCTCGTATTTTAGGTTGCAAAAGTTTAGGAGTGTGAAAATGAAAAACTTAGGATTAACTGTAAACTCTGAAACAGGGTTTGCTGTATACAAAAATAAAGACGGTGAAATCACCTTCACAGAGTTTAGTGGTTATAAAACTTCTAAACTTGACAGAGCTTCTGAAACTATGAAGTCTTTCAAGAAAGGTGAATACCGCTTGCATGTGGCAAGAATGTATAGACCAGAAGTATTACTAGTTCAAACAGACTTAGACCCAGAAGCTATCAAATATGGTGCATTGCCATACATTGTTGGTAGTCCTAACCACGATAAAAATACGCTTCGTATTGGAACTATCCTTGATAAACAATACGTGAGCCTAATTGCTATTCCTAATTTCCAAGTAGATAGCTTCCATGAAAACCTAAAGCGTTTCGGTACAGACTTACGTAGTATTAGTTACTACGGCGAAGGTCTTTACCAATTATGTAAAGATAAAGCTAAAAAAGATGTGCCAACTGTTGTTATTAGTGGTGATGGCACTACAACTATTGGTTTAGTGTTCATCAACGGTCTTTTATGTGCAGCTCGTTATTATAACGACTCTGAACATAAAGCTGGTTTTGTTGAACGCTTAATCGCAATGACAACGTTAGCACAGGAGCTACCGAAATGTCAAGTAGCGTTATTTACTACCGAAAACGATGTTTGGCAAAAACAGTTGAAAGGTTTTGATGTATTACATATCAAGCGTTATTTCAGCGATAAAAAAGAAATTACTAACCCTATGTGGTACAATTCCCTTGGTTTAATGCAAAAGAAAGGTGGTATTTTTAATGCCTAAAAGAACAGTAACAAGATATTTTAAAGTGTTCTATGCAATGAAAACAAGCTCTTTAGGTGATTGCTTAACACAAGCTGGTCGTATAGAAGAAGGGGTAAATGGTACAATCAACGTATACTCTAACCCATTCTACTCTGAAAAAGAATTTAGACGTAAACCGTCTAATATTATTGATATTGATAGAATGTTAGAAGGAGAGTGGTTATAATGCTTACATTAGGTGTTAAGGTCCGTGCTAATAACGCTGTATGGACTGTTATTGGTGATGGTTATAATCACGAAGATACATATGGTGTATTATGTGTACGCAATGGTGAACGCTCTTTCTTCTTAGAAGGCGAATATGAAGACACTTACAGTGGTGAATATATTACACCTGACCAAAGCCCATTGGTAATTGACCGAAAAACTGGTCATACCGTTATTAACTATGGTTGCAGTGAAGAAACACATAGACCATGTAAATATAAACTAGGTCAAGTATTAAAAGACCGTTTTGGCAATATCCTTACTGTATTAACTCGTGGCGACGTGGTATATTATTACTGTGCCGCTATCGACAGTAAAATCTTCACGATTGATAACGACACTCGTATATTAGGCACAGTAGATGAACGATGTTCTATCACTGGTAAAGCACTACAAGATGATGCTATTGAAGTTCATACTAAGAATGGTAATATTTGGATAAATATTGCTGATAAGCCAGAATTTATCATGCAATCTTTTGTTAGCGGAAACTGGTACAATCCACAAAATTTCCACTTAATTTTAGGTAAAGACTACAAAAATTTCTACCTTGGGTTTGACGAATTAGATAAATTAGTTGATTTCCCTGACTTTGCAATCTGTAAAGTGTCTGGCATCCCTTTCTATATTGCAGATGAAAGAGACGTAGTAAAAAAATTTGGCATTCATCCTGTTCTAGTGGACAACTACATTGTTACATGTCCAGTTTCTGGTATCGTCGGTGCTAAATATGAAATGCTAGAAGGCTTTATGAATGATAATAAAGTATACTTCCATCCTTCTATTGTTGACCAATTATTGTGCTATAATGGTACATATGGTAAAACAGAAGATGATTTTATTTATGTTGAAGACTTAGGTCAGAAGTTTAGTAAGGCTAAATGCAATGCGTTCTACCGTGCTTCTAACGGTAAGTATTACAGTTCTCAATCTGCGGCTCCTTTGACTGGTCTACATGCTTGGAACTTTAAACCGACACCAGTATTCAATGGTGAAGGCAAGAAATTCCTAGGTTTAGAAATGGAGTTCCATAGATGTGGTGAGAGCGATGAGCGTGCTAATCACATCATCGCTGATTTGAATAAAATCGTGTATGCTAAACACGATGGTTCTTTGTATAATGGTATGGAATTTGTAACACATCCATGTACACCTAAGTTCCATATGCAAAATATTGATTACGGTGCATTCTTTAGTCGAGTTCAAAGTTTGAATGGACAATCTGGAGCTAACTCTGGTTTACACATTCATGTTAATCGTGATTTTTTCAAAACAAATGAAGCTATTGCTAAGGTAGTTCGTTTTGCTGAAAATAACTTTAAAACATTGATGCAATTCTCTGGTCGTACAGATGAAGATAGTAACTGGTGTGCTAAATACGGTTATACTGTGAAAGAATTAACTCGTATTTATGAAGTAGCTCAAAAAAGTGGTCAAAAATACCGTGCTATAAACTTACGACCAAACCATACGATTGAATTCCGTATGTTCCGCTCTACACAAGATGTAAATCGTATTCATGCTTATATCCAGTTTGTAGATGTAATCACAGACCTTGCTAATATGAATTCTGTAAAATATATTGGCTGGTCTAATATTGCCAGAGTGGCAAAAAACAAAAAATATACAGAGTTAAGAGCTCTAATGAAAGAAATGGGCTTATTGAAGGAGGCTAAATAATGTGTGTTATCGCTTATGCTGCTAAAGGGTTGCAGTTATCAGAAAAAGAATTTAGAAATTGCTTTGCTAACAATAAAGACGGAGCAGGGTTTATGATTTTTGACGATGCCAAAGGTAAGGTACACATCCGTAAAGGATTTATGGACTTTGAAAGTTTTTGGAACGTTGTCAAGGATTTACCTACCGACAAGGATAGAGTATTCCACTTCCGAATTGCTACGTCTGGTAAAATTTCTCCAGAATGTTGCCATCCTTTCGTATTAAGTGATAACCTTGATAAAATGCGTGAAACTGATGTATTCACTGATGTTGGCTTCTCTCACAATGGGGTAATGAGTGATTTTACTCCTAAAGAAGGCATGCTTTCACCTTACAGTGATACAATGTACTTTGGTGCACAAGTATTATACCCATTGAGAGATAAATTATATAAAGAAAGTACTCAATATCTTATCAAAAAGGCTATGGGCACCAATAAATACGCTATCTTGGGCAAGAAAGGTGCTATTATCCTTGGTAATTGGAATACATCTTCCGAAACTGGTATTCAATACTCTAACACTTCCTATGAAGAACGCAAAAACACTTACTCTTACTACGGTAGTTGTGGTGGCTATGCTTCTTATACTCACTATTATGAATACACAGTAGTTCCCCCTGTTGGAGAGAAAGACTGGTTAGCAAATTTCACTAAACTGGCTGAGGGCTATGGTGTTTCAGTAGTTGAACATTATGAAGAACTTGGTCGCCATTATGTAGTATTAGATGGTTGGGTACAATCACCATACTTTACTCGCTATGGTTTAAAATATTGCAGTTATGTATCTGGTTATAAAATACCAAAAGCAGAAGAAAAAGTAAAAACTACATACACAATGATTAAATGTGTTGCCAATGGTGGTAACACACCAATGAACCAAGAGAAGATGAACAAAGTGATGGAATTTATCGAAGGTGAAAATGGTTCCGTATGGGACTTGACTGAAAATACAAAAGATAAATCTTGCGTATTCTTCGTAACAAACTTCGACCATCTAAGTGGCTCTCTTGATGATATTCTTTATTCTGTAGTAGGAACAGTTAAAGGTGTGTACGATGACACCACTGGTACTGTTAGATTGGAAGCGTAGTATATGAAATTATTCCCATATCAAAGACAGGGGGTTAAGAAGATGCTTAGTCAATCATCCATTTTCCTCTGTGATGATATGGGACTAGGTAAAACCGCCCAAGTCTGTACTGTAATTAAGGAACGTAACAAGTTCCCAACTATTGTTGTTTGCCCTGCTCCTCTAAAAGAGAACTGGAAAAGAGAGTTAAAAACATGGGCTGGCATCGATATTAATGTTGACGATTTAAGCTCTAAAGTTATCGTTACAAATTATGAGCGTTTGGACCAAATTCTAGCTTCACTCAAACGCCTTAATATACAGCAAGTAATATTTGATGAATGTCATGTATTAAAAACCCCCACTTCTAAACGTACTAAAGCAGCGATGAAATTGGTTGAAGGTGTTCGATACCGTATCATGATTACTGGTACACCAGTATTGAATAGACCTAAAGAGTTGCTTTGTCAATTAGAGATAGCAGGGTTGACATATAAATTTGGCGGTAAAGATAAGTTCCTACAGGATTTCTGTGGAAGTTATATATCGCCTTGGGGCACATCACATGATGGTCATTCTAATCTATCAAAGCTCAATGAAGCGATGAAGAAAGTATGGATAAGACGTATCAAAAAAGATGTGCAGAAAAATCTTCCTCCTAAAACTGTCCACATGGTTCCGTGTTGTACAATATCTCAACCAGAACCAACTTCGTTTGAGGAGATTGAAAAATACGATAGAGAAGTATTACAACAAAAACTTCCTTATTGTATTGAATATATTCGTAAAGTATTAGAAAGAGGTGAGTCCCTTGTGGTATTTGCACACCATCGAAATATTGTAGAAAAATTAAGAAAGGAATTTCCTGATGCTAAATACATCATCGGTGGTCAATCAAAAACAAATAGACAACAGAATATTGATAATTTCCAGATGCACTCTGGCTCGAATGCTAATTACACAAACTTGATTGTCTGTAGTTTACAGGCAAGTGCTGTTGGTATTACCCTAACCAAAGCACACACGGCAATATTCATTGAATATCCATGGTCTCCATCTCTTATGGGTCAAGCTGAAGACCGTATACATCGTATCGGTCAAACACAACCTTGCGATATTGTATATCTCTATACTAAGGATAGCATTGATGAATACAGGTTGCGAACTCAAAATATTAAGAAAACAATTATTAATCATACTATGAAAGAGGTATAAAATTATGGCTACAACTGTTGCACAAATGAACTTGATTATCACTAACTACGTTTCCGCTTTGTCTGATAAAGAACAATTACGCTTTATTGCTAACTCTGTAAAACAAACTAAAATATACTCTGCTACTCCATCTGGTGTTGCTCGTGCAATCTCTGAATTCGCTGCTACTAACACTGGCGAAGATGCAGTAGATACTATTAAAATCCCTGTAATTTCTTTGAACGAAGAAACAGCTAAGAAATTTGTGTTTGTATCTAAAGCTGGTACTGTTAAAGTACGTGATTTACAACAAATCGTTTTAATGGCTATTAAAGCACGCACTAAGAAATATATTGAACGTGGTGCTGAAACATCTTACTTGTTAATTCAAGAATTGAAACGAATTGACCGTGAAATGGGTACTGAATTCTATGAACACTACAAAATGACTAACCCAACTCCAGTAGTTATGGTTCAAGCACCAGTAGAACCTACAGAAGAAACAACTCCTGAAGCTCCTGTTGAAGAAACAGTTTCTGAAGAAGTAAATTCTGCTGAAGTTTCCCAATAATCCAGTGGGGAGCTTCGGCTCCCCTATAAAAAAGAGTGATGAGGTGAAATTATGATAAAAGATATTGAAATTGCAGTTACATATACAGCAAATAGAAATCAACTTGAGGCATTACATTGGGTGGATAGATATACTGACTATAATGTATGTGAGAGTTTATGTTTCTTATTTCAATCTAAATACGATGTAATGGGAAGGAGAGGTTTTAAATATGATACGAAATGGTAGAGTAATAGTTTATCATACAGGCTACGTCAACAATATATTTTATAATGAGCTATTTACATTTACCGACTGCCATATTCAAGAATATAGCTTATTTTATTGGTTCAAACATAATTACGGTATCAATGAAAATCATATTTACAAATATGCAAGGCGGTGAGTGATATGTTAGAAAATATTAAATGTACAGTCCATGGAGAAGTATATAAAAACTATATTACATTTATTCAGTATAAAAATTTTAAAGCAGTATCATCAACTATGGTACATGTTTTTACTATATTTAAACGTAATTATAGACCAGAAGGGACATGGGTATTCAAATATGATAGATAAACGGATACATGTAAATACAATGATGGGACCAGCTAATACTACTAACGAGCGTCTTAGAGACAAGGCAGAGACCAGTTTGGGAAGAAACTGGGATTGTGAAATTGATAATGAATTCAACTTTGATTATCAACATGAATGCGTTCGTGTATTTAGATACACAAAGGTGAAAAATGATACAATCTAATACATTAATATCAGTTGTATTTGTCCCTTGGAATAGTGCATTATTAAAATTACATGCACATGGTGCTACTTTTTTTGATATAGAAGATAAGTGTGAGGACAATACATTTGTCAAACAGGAATTAACAAATAATTATACTACCGATATGGGTGGTATATTTCATATAGAATTGGAGGAATAATATGATTAAAGATGATGATATGCTCTGGTTATACAGAACAAGAATGTTTAATAGTTATCAAGAGTTGTCAATAATAGCACTTTCTACACTCCACAAAAAGAGTTTATTATATATGCACAATTCCTTCTTTGGTATTATGTATGAGCCAAGACAATATTGTTATTATAAAGTAAAGAGAGGTTAAGAATGATAGATACAAACAAAACGGTCGTGATGACTATTCCAACATATATACCTGTGTTTAATAGCATGTCTGAAGCATATCTATCAATTCCATATGCTCAACGTGAAAGAGATGTAGCGATAGTATTTAAAGCAAAATTTTCAGCTACTGGATTTGCTGTTCAAATTAATCCGTATAAGGTGGTATTATGTTAAAAACAAATGACAGAATGTATTTAATAGAAACTACTTGGGACAAAACAATACATAATTTATGCGGAAAAGTAGACAATAACGCTTTATATTATTATACAGCAAGGGATGAAGTATTTTTTATTATTAAACAGGCATATATAATACAACATGATTATTGTGCAGTGGAGGTATCGCATGTTTATAAAGAATGATGGAGTAAAATTTAAAATTATGAACTATCCCAACTGTTTATCATATTATAGACATGTTGCTGACGAAGTATATAGAAATAGTTTTTCATTTATTGCTATTGAAACTTTGCTGGTTCATAATTATAATAATGTTCAAAGTGGTCAAGGAATAGTAATAGGAGCTAAATATGTTAAATGCTAACAAATTATTAAGGAGACAGTTTGTTTTATCTCCACGTTCAAAACCTAAAGTTAGTGGGTTTTATAGTCATACTATTGTATCGCCTACAACTTATAAAACAGATATACAACATGTATTTGAATACAGCTACGAATGTATAAATAGATATGTAATAGTGAGGATTAAATTATGATTGATATGAGTAAATCAATAGCATTTACAGATTTACGTAAAAGGCAAAATATTAGACGTAACAATGAATGTTTACATGATAAAAAATATATACAAGGCTATCATAAACCTTTAAGAGTTTTTTGTTATATATGGTGAAGTATATACTTCTGATGTAATTAGACCTTTTAGGTTACAACTTCGTCAGAGGTGAGCGTTGTGATAAATAAATACAATACATATAAAATAAAGATTGCTGGCAAGAAATACAGAAAATGTATCGCATTGCCAACAATGTTTCAAGACCCGTATGAATATAGAATGAAAGATATGTACTTAACTGCATATAGTGTTAGTAATATTTATAAAGTATATATAGGTAATCGTTGGAGATGATATAATGATTAGAGTATCGAATAGATTTATATATGTGACAAAACCTTATCCTTGTATTCCTAATCTAATAAGATTATATAATATAAATGAACAGATAACTTGGAGAGATAACGCAGATATATTATATAAAGGTATGTATACAAGTACATGCTCTTCTGTATCTACATTTAAAGTTGGATTATATTGGAGTTAAAATTGATGGGAGGGATTAAATGCAAAGAAAATGTCATTGTTGTAATACATTATTTGAAGTACATGGCAATCAAACATTATGTAATGATTGTCAAAATCCAGAGACAAAAAGAACTTTTAAACCATCTAAAGATGAATTAACTTGGCAACAAAAGTTTGATATTAAATGGGCAAAATACGATGAAGAACATGCTAACGATGGACAAAAATTAAAGGCTGGTGCAAAAGCAGCTACTCATTGTGCAGTATGTGGTGTTAAATTACCACCGATTAAGGAACGTAAATATGGGAGGGTGTGCAGTAATGCATGCAAAATGAAACGATATGAAAAGTAAAATTGTACAAGAATTTAAAGGGTATATCAATAACGTACCTTTTGATAACCATAATTTATATTACAGCGTAGAATATATTTTGAATGAAATAGAAAGTACTTTTGATTTAGAGGTACCTTTCACATTAGTTAGGGATATGAAATACGCATTGCAATCAGCATTTGATGATATTTCAGAAACAACACAAGGTGAAATCGAAAGCGAAATAGCTGATTGTATTCATAATGCTTCTTCGATTAATGATTTAGGAATTGATAGTTATTGTATTCATCCACGATACTTTGATACTATTAATAAAAAACTAAAAGATTTGGATAATACATATGGTAAAGACCCAATTATGTTTGATTTCAATAATAATACGCTATGAAAGGTGGTAATTATCAAAGAATAGGTATATTAATTTTTAATTGAGACAGTCATTATTTGGAGGTAAATAATATGAAAACAAATTTAAAAGAAAAACTACAAGCTATTAATGTGAAAGATACTCACGCTCGTGCTACATTCCAATACGATAACCATGGTGTACAATCTTCTATTACAAAAGATACTACAATCTATGAATTGGCTTTACTTGGTGTTGAAGTACATAAAGAAATTGTTCGTCGATGTGCTAAAGAAGGATTACCAGCTGATGAAGTGCTTGATATTGCTCGTGGTATGACAGAAATTGGTTTATACGAATTAGCCAAAGAACAGCTGAAATCGTTGATTAATGACGATGAAATTATCGAACGTATGTTAGATAGATAAAAAAATAAGCCCCTTAATTGGGGCTTTTTTTATGTCCATTTTTAATCTTCAATCTCTTTAATACGATTAAATCGTGCGAGCATATCTTGTGTAACACGAGACTCAATGGTAGTAAAACGTGTTTCATTAATCGTTTTCTGTTCAGGAGCAAAACCAGCTCTATCTAATAGGTCTTTAGTAGCTTGGAATTTCACTTGGTCTGAACGAGCATTGAGTGCTAAATGATACATTTGGTCTGCCATTTCTTCTGCACGTTTCATGAATTTATCTTGGACTATTTGTTTTTGTTTTTCTAAGGCAATTTCCATTGTCTCAGTATGTTCTAGTAGTTTTGTAGGATAGTTAGGTGAATATCCTGCCTCTGCTTTAGCTAATGCTGTATTACCAGTCTCAGCTTTTACACGAGCGTATAATTCTTGTTGAGCACTAGGCTTCGGTTTCTTCTTGTATTCCGAGGGTCTTGGCTTCTTCACACGCTCTTCGATATTCTTCCTCTGTTTTATATCCATGTTCATACCCCCATTTATAATAACGAATACGACCTTTAGCTTTTTCGACTTTATCTTGTTCTAATAGTTTATTTTGTATTTCATCATCTACATTTAAACCTAATAGATATTCTGGAGGGAACGCAGATAAAATACCCATCTTATCTTTGGTAACAATAAGACTGCGACATTTTCTTCGTTTAGTAGCATCTAGTTTTATCATTCCTTCTTTTTTCATTGCAATTACTAGACGTTTATATCGTTGTTCCCTACTATCCAAAATATAGTCGATACTGTCAAGGGGGATATAAGTCTTAAAACCAACATTGATAAAAGCTGTATTTAATAAACTCATAAAGAATAACCCCTTTCAATTAAAGATTGTAATTGATGGTCTAAATAAGGGATAACTTGGCGTTGGTGTTCAATACCATTCATTTCAGCAATATAGAAGCCACCAACAGTAGGGCGAATACCACTTGCTTTACAGTAATCAGGATATACTTGGAACGAACCTTGATGTAATTCCCAAATCTCTTTAGCTACTGGCTTCTTAACATACTTATTATGTTCAATTACTAATTTAGGAACCGCATACGGTTCATGGAAATGTTCATACCATGTTACATCAGCATTAAAATAATCATAATGATTTTTAGCCTTTTTGTGTTTATGTAAGATGTGATGAACATAACAGTTTTTGTTTACATTAAAGTATACAATACCAAATTCACCTTTATACAAGTTTCGGTCGCCCAATAAACTTGCAATCATCATTTCAACATTAATAAAGGCTTCATTATACGCACGTGCACCATGATTACCTGCGACAATACCGATAAGCTGACCTGTTTCATATAGAGGTCTAATATCATCTACAAGATTATAAACTTGTTTATCACCACTACACCATTCTTCTAATACATTACCTTTAGAATTCTTTGTAGTAGTATTAGTACTATCGCCACCTAAAATCACTTTACAGTTCGGACCTAATTCAACAAGCATATTAACTGCTTCTTGTAATTGTTTTCTATTATTTAAGCCCTCATGTACGTCAGATAATACGGCTAACGCACCCTTTTCTGCATCTACACGTACTTGCATAATATGTTTTTCATAACTATCGTTTAGACTTTTTATTTTTCTTGCTAACACGCTTAATATACTCCTTCACATCATCATCAATCGTAGGGTCTTGTTCTATATAAAGCAAGATAAAATTGCGTAATTCTGGCAACAAGTATTGTAACCCATTATCAATCGATTTGGTTTTCTTTTTAGAGTAACCACTTTGCCTTACATAGTATTCACTGGCTAAAACCTTTTTGCAAAAAGCCTTCCATGCTTTTGGTTTACACATCATAGCGTATGAATTGACCGCTTTCATAATCTTATTAATAGAAGCTGTGCGTGAAAGTTTATCAAAATATTTACTAGGGTCAGCAATTTCTGCTTTTTCTTTATTTTTATTATGTTGTCCTGTTTTATAAAACCATTTTTTATCATTACGATATGAGGTTGCGTTTTCCCATTCTTCACGTTTTTCCATTAATTTACGGACAGTAATTATTCCTCGCTCAGGCGTTTCGGCTGCATTTACAATATCAATATACCATTGGTCGTAATCTTTAGCCATTTGTAGAACCAATACCACCTTTGCGTTCTGTTTCAATTTGTTCACCAGATGTATAATAATGTAAAAATACACCTTGTGCAACACGTTCGCCGTCTTGAATGGTTACCTCTTCATCAGTATTATTGTATAATGCAATCATAATATGACCTTCATTATCATCGTTATTATAGTAATCCGCATCAATAATACCAGTAGAATTCGATAACATTAAACCACGTTTAATGCCAATAGAAGAGCGGATGTAAATCATGAGCACTTCGTCTGGTCTCATAAACGCTTTAATACCAGTATCAAACACTTTAGTAGTATGAGGAGGGATGACCCCTCCATGTACTACGGAAATGTCATATCCTGCTGAACTGGCTGTTTTACGTGTTGGTACTAGACCATCTTTAATATAAGATACACGTTCAAAACCTCGCAACATATGACCTCCTATTTATTAATATTGACTTCAGTAACGTAATGCTTTTGACCGTCTTTTTCATAAGAGCGAGTTTGCAAGCGACCTTCTGCATTAACTGGTTCACCTTCGACTGCATTTACGTATTGGTCTGCAAATTCATTCCACGCTACGCAGTTTACAAAAGATGTAAATTGTTTAGTTTCACCTTTTACTTCTACTTCGTCAACACATTTAACAGTAAAGTTACATACTTTACCAGAACCAACTTCTTTGGTTTGAGGATTACGAGCCATAACGCCTTTGAGAATTACTTTGTTCATGTTTTACTCCTTAGTTAATATAAACTGTGGTATATCGTCTACCAAAATTGATAGCTTCATCGTAGCTATCTACAAAAATATCAATAACCCCATACACACCATCTGCCATTCTATCTGCTACCGTATATGGATTACCATCAATATACACCGTAGTGCCAAGTGGGTAGTCATTAGATGCAACGGCTCCTACATAGGGATATTCACCGTTAGCCATTACAGAACCAGTATGTGTATAAGCTGTAAGCTCTACATTAACTGGATATGCAAAAGTAATAAGTGGCAACATTGCCAAGATTGTTGTGATAATAAATAATCTTACCTGTTTAATAAAATCATCCTCTCTAAAAAGTTTCGGAAATAGTACGCAGTAATTCCCTACAAGCATCTGCTTTGGCTTCGTAATACCTCATGTTTAGGAAATCATCTTCTTCTGCATAATAATCACGTTTACTTAAATATATTTCTTTCTTTGTTTCAATTAGATTAGTGAATACAGCCACATTGTACTTCATCGGTTTCTGTTGTATCATAGTATACACACTCTTTTCCGTATTGCTCATTTAGATACCCCTTTCTATTCTTCTGATATTCTGTATCACGAGCTAACAATGTATTAACACGCTGGATAAAAGCTATAACTGTAACTTCTGATTGTATTTTACCATGCCTATCAGCGAATGTCAAGTCTATAATTGATTGTGGTATTTGGCATTCATACACAATATTAACAATACCGTCATCTTCGTAAGATAAAACAACTTGGGTTCCATCACGTGATAATCTGCCATGTCGCATCCCTTCCATAGCGTAATCATCATCCATAACGTCTATACTATGATACGTTGTATACATAGTAGTACGTATATCTTCTGATGCGGCACGTAGAAACTCAGCTTTGTGGAATAGGTAATCCAAATTATCTGCTGGTTTGTTAGTACGATAGTGCTGATTGATTTGATTGATTATATCAAAATATTCTGAAAGGTACGAACTCAAATAAGCCACCCCCAATCCTATTCTTAGGATTACTAATATCATATGGTATATATTTAGTACCTATATTAATTTCAAGTGTACCCCATTCAACTGCCATATATTCTACTTTAAAAATCATTTCTGGCAATTCACCTTTTTTGTAATCACCAAGATTACGTATAGCTGATGGTGATAAGAAATGAGCAACACCTTGTTGGTCTACATGTACTGTGCCATATACCCATTCGTTATTTTTCTTTGCTCTAAATAGAGATTTCATTATTTCACCTTATTGATGCCATCGACAATCATATTAATATAATCTTGTACATTAGTTTTTACGAAATCATTTGCACCTTGAATATTCTCAGGCGTTACAATATTAGCTACAGCCATACTAATTAACACCTGTTTACTTGGAACAAATACTGATAACAACAGAGTTGTTACAAATAAAATACCAAGGAATTTCGATGCTAATTTACTAGCTTTAACGAGCTTAGTATATTCTTCTCGTTCTTTATCATCTATAATATATGGCATATTAACAACATGGAATGTATAAAAACCAAGGCTAACTATACAACACAAAGACGAAATAAAAGCCAACATATTTGACGTTTGCCTAATACTATCTGCAATGCCAATAAAATATATCATCCAAGGGCTAATAATCGGTTCCATTCTTACCTCCAAATTCAGCAATCACTGCAATAAGAATTGGTAAGATTAAAATGCTTAACCCACTAACAACAGTGCCAATAAACAACCATACGACTGTCATACCAGTGATACCAAACAATCCTAATAACCAACACACACCACCAACAATAGTTAATACAGATAATACTTTAGTTAAAATAGCACATACTACGGTGAGTAATGTTAAAATACTTACAATCATAATAATTAATGTATTCATGCTAATTCCTTTCTAACAGGTGTTTTAGGTTGTTTTTTATGAGATGTAAAATCACAAGAAGTTTCCTTACAACCTTCACACATGCCCATATTGCTTAAATTAATAATATTAGGATAAATTTCATTTAATTGTATATAAATACTACGTGCAATAGCTTGATGCTCAGGAGAAGCACGCTTACACAAACGCTTTGGTAAATATTCCAACCACGCTCTAAGATTACCACTAACAGTCATTGTTACATTTGTCGCTAATGGCAATACATATCCAGCAATTTGATATGGAACACCATCTTCAATGAGTTCTTGGTATTTTTTAATTTGTTCTTCAATAATTTTATTCATGCCATTGGCAATTAATGTTGCATTTACAATTCCAGACCAATCATGCAATTGAGAATTAAAATACCCACTATTGCTAAAATCTGTACCACGTGTAGATTTGACAGTGAATGATAACTGTCTATGACGTGTGATTTGTGCTAAACATTTTTGAGACATTTCAATATCAAAAGATGCATATGCATGTTCTAATAACGATAAATGACCAGAGCTTACTGCACGAACCAAAGATTGTTCTGTTGTGTTCACGCCATAACACTGTCCCATAGCATGGACAGGTATAGCTAATGGTGTATGATTAATCAATGCTACTTTCATGTTTTACCTCGTATTTTATCCACTTTCCGTTCAAATTAAATTCTAGTGTATTCCAATCAATATCAACCATGTCTATATCCCAATCAGGATAATACTCATCATCAGCATATCCATCTTCATCGAATACAACTTCCCATCGTTCATAATAACGTAAATCTGTGATGAATAGATAAGCGTAATCTTCCTCTAATCTTTCATCATATGTGTCATATGGGGTACCATATACAACATCACCATATACTAATTTTCCATGAGTATCTTTTGCTCTAAATAAATGTTTCATAGCTACCTCCTATGCTTCTAGTGTAGCACAAGGAGGGGTCGGCTGTCAACCCCTCGCTGAGCATGGCTATCGCACTGGACAATGACCGTCTTCACATTCGCCACTTTCATCAATTTCAAAATCTTTACCTACTGTTTGTAGTTCGAATTCATATTTATTGACTAATTCTGGGTCAAGTGGAGCCATTTTAGATTTCAATTCTAAATATTGTTCTTTAGTACATTCTTCATACGGCATTAGTGGATAGTAATCTTGATTAAGAGATAAGAAGGAAATACCAACTACGTATTTCCAGTTATTGTCTAACCAATCTACTACATCATCCCATTCATCATCTTTGACTGTAACAGTAATAGATGTGTTATGGTCTACATAGAATTTCTGCATCATTTTATATTGTTCTAATTGTTCAATAGCTGATACATTGTATTTAGTAATAGTAGATTTAGATTTACAAGGGAATGTAATTACCTTTGTATTACCATCATCGTCTTGACCAACTTCATTATCAATTTGCCAACCATCTAAATACTTAACAGCTTGATATAATGGGGAGTTGGTAGAAATACGTACACGTCTGAAATAATATGGAGCGTGATTGTAATGGACACCAGCAGAGCAACCACTAATTAATCCTCCTGTACCATCTGGTTGTACTGTTGTATATAATGCTGGACGAGGACGATGATTTTCATCTGCGTATTCATTAGCCGCATCGTTAACCCACATTTTCATTAGCATTAGTAATGCTTCTTGGTCGGATTTACTTAAAGTACCAGCTACAGCATCTTGCCAACCTGTAATAGAGCAACCAATTAAACGGTCTCTATGGTGAATTTCACTCCAACCGTCTAGTTCTAATTCAGGTTCTGTTAAACGGTAACAAGCACGAGCAGATAACTTACATGCCTCTTTGAGTTGAGGTATCATAACATTGCCACGTTCATCAATGAATTTAGATACGTTAATGTTTGTAAGGTTACATACTGCTTTTGCTGGTAATAAAATTTCAGCACACTGAGCTGTCATAACACCATTAAAGATACCTGTATGGTTTTTAGGTTCTGTAAAACAATATACAGTTGGACAATTACGAATACGTTCAATATTTGTAACTGTAATAAATCGACTTGCATTGCGATTTGGGTTCGCTGTTAATTCTAATCTATATGTGTGTAAACCTAAGTCCATAAGTTGTTTTGTATACCATGCGGAAATAGTTAAACGATAACAAGTTTGGCAATAGTATTCTTTTGTGGTACCAGTACCATCATTTGCAGGCATATCTTTAAATCCAGCATCATGCATTTTAGAAATTGTAGAGTGGCAACCTAATGTGTTTAACATACGAGATACACGAATAAGGAAGTCTTTATCTACAGATGAAATAGCTAATGCCCCATCTTCAGAATTAACACAACCATCGCTATCAAGAAGTCCAGCTAAATATCTAAGTCTATCGCTAGGCGTATCTCCAACATCTGGCACTAGCTTTTTAGAATACTGTTTCGGTAATTTGACAGTATCTCTATCTTCACCCTCTGTAATAACACAATTGTTATCCTCAAAGATTTTAGCTAGTTTACGTTTATCACCATATAACCAAATCAAAGGTTTATTAGTAACACCGTCACCTGCATAGAAGCCATGAATATATGGGTCGATATAACTATCATCGTAAGTAGGCACAATTGTTTCTTGTTGAGGAATTACTGGGAAATCCCACTTTTCTAATTTATCTCCAACAGTTAAATCACACGCCTTAACACGGTTATCACCTTGAAGTACAAATTTATGGTAATCCGTACACTCCAATTCATTACCGTTAGACAATGTAATGCGAAGCATTGGTTGGTCATAACCAGTAACACGAGGAGTAACAACACTCCAATCATAACCATTCCACACAGTAACATCTTCGTCTACGCAATCAGCAATACGGGAATATCCGTATTCTTTTGTTAGAATTTGCGTATCTGGCGTTACACATGGGTTTACAATATCGAAGTCACTTCTTCTATCTTTAGCACCAGCTACATTAATAAAACCAGGTTCAGCCGTCTCTTTAATAGACTTCATAATCTTTGTTAATTGCTCACGACTAGGCTTTTCTTCTAAATACATAGAGTTGTTAGACATATAACGGAAATAATGTTCTGGGTCTAAATTCTCTTTAGCATGTAGCATTTCTTCATCATCTGGACTAAATAGGATAAGTTCAGCTGTTCTTCGTGTACCACCAGCTACTACGTTTTGACCAACGATATTACACATGTCAGCAACATTTAATGGACGAAGTTTTCCATTAGTGCTTTCTTTAACAATAATCTTGTTAAGTTTTTCAAACATTTCCTGTAAAGATTTATAGCCACTTGCATAACCACCAAATGTTTTTAAAGGAGCACCTTGAGGTCTAATATAGCTATAATCAATAGAAATAGATTTAGTTGTATTATCAGCCATAGTATTAAGATATGCAGTTAATGCTTCACACCAACCCTCTTTACTATCACCTACTGTAATAATGACACTATGACCGTAATTAGATACTTTAGTATGTTCTAACAATGTACCTTGTGGGACAGGTGTTTTAACGTGGTATAACTTTTTAGATGTATCAAATTGTGGAAGTTTAGCAATATCTTCTTTTAATACACGGCAACCAACACCAGTACCAACCATTAATAGATAGAATAATTCATGGAATGAACGAATACTATCCATTACAATACCAGAGCAGTTATACGCCGCCAATGGAGTTTTATCTAATGCTTCAGTACCACCCATCCATAACATACGCCCAGAAACACGTTGACGTAAATTAAACATATTATCGAATAGTTTTTCAGGCTCACCATCTTCTGTAGGTAAATAGGAACAGTTGCCATTAATAGCACGAGCACAAGTTTCTTTCCACGTTTCACGTCTATTCTTATCTGGCAACCAACGAGAGTATGTACGAATATAAACAAACTTAGCCAATTCATCCATTTCTTCTGGATAATCAGGGTATTTATCTAAAAACTCTTGAGTGAGTTTATGTTTACTACGTGCAATATCACGTTTTGTTTTGTATTCGATGTAATTAATAGCGGCGTCAGAATATCCATCATCATTCAATTTACGATAGATGATTTTTTCTAATTCACTAATAGATACATCACGTTTCAAATCTTTGATAACATACCAAACATGTAAAGATACTTGGAATGGTTCTGCCAACATAGTAGGTTCCATTACCATATACGTAGCGAACATTGCTTTCTCTACTGCTTTTTTAATTTTAGAACCTAAATATTCTTGCCGTGTTCCATCACGTTTAATTACTTGCATATTACACCTCATCATATAACAACTTAAAGATTTCTTTATCACATGGATATTGTTCACCATTTACACCAATGATAATTTTATCACCTTTATTACAACGGACAATACCATTCATTGTAAATACCATTTCACCTAGTTTACTTTCACGGAAACGAAGTTTGTTTGGTTTATGCACACAATCAAACCACTGAAATCCTTTATCAGGACCAACATAGTCATGTTCAATATCAGCAATAATTTTAGATATAGAATATGGAGGTTTGTGAGGTAATAAAAACGTGTACAAAGTACTCATAATTGTTTTCGGTAGATGAATAATTTGACATTCAACATTTTCTCCAAAAATATTAAGATTACCATCTAATACAACAAAATCAGTAAAACCTTGGTCTTTCATTTGTCGTAATAATCTTACCACATTTTCTTCTTGTGCTATCAACATTATTTTTTCTCCTGTTCTTTTTGTTCTTTTAATTCTTTAGCCATATAATATGCACGTGTAGAATAGCACTGACCTAATAGTGTATAGAATAAAATAATACATAGCATCGTTTGGATGCCACGTGGCATGTCTAAATTAAGAATATAAAAAACGATGGCTATAAAGCCAAAAAAGATAACATTAAAAAATTCTTCTAATGTTTCTTTGTGTTTTTTGATAAAGTTGACGATTTTCTCTTTCTTGCTTTCGGTTGTGTTTCGCATATTGTTACATCCTTTTCATGATACCACTTAGATTTACTACCAAATACAGAATAAAAATATTCATCTTTCTTTGGGTCATATTTTACTAGACCAATACGTATCTCACCATCAGGTGTATTAACGTGTGTGCCTAGTTTAATTTCTCTATTTTTAGAACTCATATTTGCCTAACACCTGCCCATCATATGTTAATACTAATGCTTGCATTTGTACAGCATCACACATTAAGTGAACCTTTTGTCCTGTAATAATATGAAGTTTAGTTGCTTCTTCCATACAAAACTGAATAAAAGGTACTTCATAACAGGAACTTATATAATCGTATTCTCTTTGCGTCATGCTCTACCCACCAACTTTTCTCCAACTACTGACCGATTTTGTCTGCATACATTTTCGTATACAAGTTTGCAGTCAAAATAAATACGTTTCAAAAAGTCAATTTGTGTTTGTACTAACCGTTGTTTGTATTGTACATCAGCATAATTTTTCCATACATCTAATACAACTGGGTCAGATATAGCAATACGGTCCCCCTCTGTTACCTTATTAGAACTTTCTCTACTTACTTTAGCCTGTGTAGCTTTAGCAGTTTTTTCTAAATTACTCAATAATTTAAGTAACTCATGAGATAGTTCTTCAAAACTAGGTAACAAAAGGGATGACTCTTTCATTAAATAAAATGCAGTGTCAGCATCATTATCTTGTAGTGTTTTATACATATCACTAATTTCATCAGATAATTCTTTAATGTCTTCGTATTGCACCATAATTACGCCTGTGGTCTTTCTTTAAAATAGCTAGGTCGTGTACATACTTGTAAATCTACTGTCAAATGTTGAATAAGAGATTTTGCTTCTTCTTTGCTAGTAAATTTAGCAATTACTTCTGTACGACCATTAGCCAAAGAACCTTTGACGTTATAACCAAGGATGAGGTTTTTATCTTCATCATCGTATACAGCAGAGATAAAGATGGATTGGCAATCTAGGATTTTATCAAATGTTTCATTAATTACTTTCATCAGCTTCACCACCTTTTTTTATTTCTTCAAATGCAACTTCTGTTTCGTGAATTAAAATATCAGCAATATCATCACGACCAGTTGCTTGTGTAAGAATATCAATAGTAGCCGCATTAGCAGTAGCAATAACTTTAATTAATACGTCTGCTTTAGCAATGTCTGTATCAAATCTTACAATATCATTTTCATCTAGTGTAATATTAAAGTGTTGTTTCTCTTTTGATGGCATCGTATAACTCCTCTTTTATAAAAAATAATCTAGGTAAATACGGTCTACTAATTACAACCATATCACTATTATCTTGATTAAAATATTTTTCAATCTTTTTAAGACCTTTAGGTTCTTTAGGTATTGGCTCACCAAATTCCACCTTATTGATTAACGCTTCAAATAAATCTTGACGTAACATATATGCAAAGCCTGGATAATGGATTGGACCATCTTCAGCCTTCTTATATAGCCCATCTGTATTTACATCACGTTTACTTTCAATCGTATAAATCTTATCACCAATATCCCATTTTAAATCACCTGACATACGTTTAGCTATTTCACTATCTCCGTAGCCTTTAATAGCATTTGTTAGCTTAAAGGCACCAGAAGCAGGTACCGCATGAACTGTGAGGTGTAATGCTTGTAAATATTTAAGCAAATCATTCTCTGCTTTCCTACCGTTACGACGGTTGGCTTTACCTCTTTTACTTGCTGTAGACTGCTTCTTAACCTTTTTAGCTAACTTGTATTCAAGTTTTTGTTCTTCTTGACGTGGTGATAAAATATTAGGGTTTTTTGGTTGATATAAATTATAGTTATCGCAATACCAACAACTATCCTTTGGAACCTTGCAATTTGCCTTTACTTTGCATTTCGTCAATCATCAAACTCCCTAATACGCAATAAACAATAATATCATGTAGTCGTTCTTGTGCATCAGGTAATGATAGCCCATGCTCAGCTAATGCTAAATCATGTTTACCTTTATAAACTAACATAGCGTCAAACATAGATTTTACACTACCATCACCATGAACTAAACCAGCTTTACGGAACGCAGATAGAATATCTTTACCGTCAGAGTACTGTTCACTTTTCTTTACGAATAGGTCGATAATCGTATTTAGTTTATTAGTAAAGTCTTTTGTTTCCATTATAATTGCTCCGCAACCGCTAACAACATCGCTTGTACATCTTCTGGTAAATCTTCAAATGCTACTTCATTACCATTGAGGTCATAGCATACACCGAATTCGCAATCACATTCAAATTCTTCATCTTCGTCTTCGATTGGTTCACCAGTGAATGCATCGTAACCAGCTTCATTTGGGTCTTCATATACTGGTTCACTTTCAATATCATCAATAGTTTTTTCTAGGTGAGTGAGCATTACGTCTATAAATGTTTCTGCACTTACACCAAAGTGTTTTGCAATAATATTAGAATAAATTACTGTTAATTCTTGAGGGGTGATACCATCAATATCAACTTCATAACCTGCTTTGTTTGTAACTACTTTCAAATAACCTTTACTGAATTCCATGTGCTTTCCTTCCTTCTTCACAAAAATTCCATACATTACAATAATCTTGACATTTTCTACCGCCCCATGTTTCTCTATGTCTACATGGAGGAGGTAATACGTTATGTTTTAACGCATATATTAAGTCCTGACTTTTCTTTCTCATATATCTTTCGACCCAAATATCTGAGATTTTATTAATCGGGACTAAATAACTTGGTTCTGTAATACCACGGCTAGTTGCTATGTGGGTATTACCATCACGCACTAAGATTTGACAGCACATATTAGCTACTGGTAAACCGAGTTTCTTTTCGATTTTCATACGATAATCATTTAGCTGTACTGCTAAGTCAAATCTTAAATGCGGACCATCTTTGTATAAAACATTAACTGTTTTCTTCTGACCTTTCTTAGCACCAGACTTGTAGATGTAGTCAGTTTCTTCTTTCTTCATGTAATAGCCAAGAGTATGAGCTGCTTTATAACTACCATAAGTTTTGGTATCAACTAATGTTCCACCATTTTCAGGTGTGTAATAATCAAATGCACCAGTTGAATAATCATCTTCGATACGTATTTCAGCAACTTCTCCATGAGCTGTACCTACATGGCTTTCTAAACCACCATGCACCTCTGTACCAAACAACATAAATACAGAGTCTTTCGGACTTATATGATAAAACTGAGTAAGCTCTAAGTAAACTTCACGAGTACCCTTGAGTAACTGTGTAGTAGATGGTTTGCCTGTCCATTTACGCTGTTCTGAAATGGCACGTAGTGTTTGTAGACTCATACATCTACCAGCAGGCACCCATAGTTCTCCGTTACTGTCATATTCACCACATAGTCTACATTTAGAAAGGCAATCATAGATATTAGTTAATTCTCCATCAGGGCATTTATATAGTGTATATGGCATCTTTATCCTCTTTATAAAAATATACTTTAATATCTTGAGGTCCTGTATGACCAATTACATCACTATATTCAACTAAAATAATACGACCATCATTACACTCAAACACTTTTGTAACGTAAGAACACCAGTTATCATTATCATTGGTAATATACTGACCAACCTCTTTAGCAAAATTAATTGGATAGTCAATAAACATTAACGGGTCTTTTAAAGCACGTTTGAGTTCTACAATATTTTCTTCTGTCATAGTTCTTTTAAATATATGTGTATGCATATCATTACCTCTATATATAATATATCATATTATGTATCAGTTGTCAATACTTCTTCTAATCTACAAGTTTCAACATTATATTTAAGTTCAAACATTGGTGGACCGCTCATACCATCACGTGCTTTCTCTACTTTACATCGTGTAATATTACGAAGTTCTTGCTGTTTCTCTAACGATAAGTTTGGTGCCCTATCAGGTCTCCAAATCATTAGAATATAATCAGCAGATGCTTCCAAATCACCAGTCATTCTTAATTGGTTCATTGTAGGTTCTTCGTATGTATTACCACTACGATTAAGCTGAGATAACATAGTGAAAATAACATTGTATCGTTTTGCAATACCCTTCATCATTAAGGCTTGTTCACTCGCACCATCGTAATCACCTGCACCTTTTAAATAGGTAAAGTAATCTACAACAATTACGTCAACTCCACCTTCCATAATATTACGAGTGTTAATTGTATTAATATAACGCTCAATATCATGCATAGATAAATTATTTTCATCTACAATATACAACTTTTTACCAATTTTATCAAGCACTTGGTTGACTAATTGGTCGCCTTGTATAATCAGTTCTTTGACTTCTGATATACGCTTTTTGAGTATTTTACATACGATACGTTCCATAATTTTACCACGTGGCATTTCTAAACTAAAGAATACTACGTTAGCTTTATTCTGGACTATCTGTCGTAAGATATACTCAATAGCAATATCAGATTTACCACTAGATGAATACGCACCAATTAAAAATACTTGTCCTTTTGACACACCACCAATACAGTTATCTAATAATTGGAAATGTGTTGGATAAGTACCACGCTTGTAAATATCACGCAACTGATTAAGACTACTAGAAGCATCATGTAATGTTTCTAATAAATCCTGTTCAGATGATACACCACTATCAAAGTATGCTTTTAAATCAGATACATCACGCTTCCAAATTTCACCTAATGTTTGAATAGCTTCAGCTCTAATCATCGGAGAGCGTATTGTTTTCAGGAACGACTCTGCTACCACATACTGTTCTTCAATCGTTTTGTATCGTTTTACAAGTTGTTTGATAACAAAAATATCAATATGTTCTGTGGGTAAATCAGCTAATTCGTAGCCAGCACATAGTAAATCATTAATATCTTTACACTCTTCAGGCATAATCAATACACGTATATTAGCCTTTGGTAACATTGATTGAAAATGGTCTCTAGTGCGTGGTAAATGTTTTACACCCGCTTCATCATTATCAGGACAAATTACAATCGTAATTTCTTTACGAATAAACCCTGCCAGTTTTCTAATCTGGTCTCTATGTAATTCACTACCACAATATGCTACTGTAGGCTCGCCCATTTGATGACCACTAATTGCATCCATATAGCCTTCACATACATATAGTCTATCTTTAATTTTCTTTCTAGCTAAATCAAGGTTAAATAAGAAAGCTGATTTTTTATAAAGAATACTGTTAGGTGTATTCTTATATTTGGGCTTCTTATTGAACTGTCTAACAGCCATACTAACGTATTGACCATGTTCATTACGTAATGGAATTGTTAAGCAATCAGAATGAAAACCTAAATTGAAATCATTGATAATACTATTAGTTAAACCACGCTTTGCTAGATATTCACCAATAGAACCAACATTTTTGTGATACATATCTGCTTCCCTAGTGAAACGCATTTCTTCACTAGCTTCTAGTTGGTATTCTTTATTGTCCTTTAAACTAATATTACATTCTTTTGCTAGTATTTCAGTAGCTGCACGATAACTAATCTTTTCTTTATCAGAAAGGAAATTAATTACTGAACCACCACATTCACAACTAAAACAATAGAATGAATTAGTATCAGGGAATACTACTAATGTTTCTGACGTATCATCACTTTCATGTAAAGGACATTTACCTTTCCAGTATCGACCACTCTGGTGCAGGTTAGTATATTTACCAATGAAATCTATAATATCCACTTGTTGGATTATAGTTTCTGTAATATTCATATACACCTCATAAATTTAATACATCATCTAAGCTATAACTTTCAGCACGTTCTAATTTAACTGACTTCATTTCTTGTTCGTTATATTTTTTAATACGATATAACCTATATTGTTCCGCATCTTGATATACTTCTGTAAGTGTCATAATGCTTTTCTTTGGTTTATCTTCTAAATAACGTAATAACTTTTCAAGAGTATTTTCATCTTGCTTATAGAAATGAGCCCTTAATTTGAAATAGGAGGGATTGAACCTCCTATTAACAAATATAGGTTCAGTAGAACATTTTTCCATATATAACCTAGTTATTCTATCAAAAATGTTAAACTTCTTTGACATTATATCACCGCATAAGAGATATTGACAGAACCCTGTAATTTAATACGTTCTACATAACCAAGTTCAACTAATGATTTAAGAGAACGCCATACAGTAAATCTGTTTAAGTTAATACCGTTAGCTATTTCATCGCCAGTAAGTTTGATGAATTTTTTACCAGCCATCATATAACCACGTTCGTCAGCTTCTTTACGAATAAAGCCGTGTACTAATGCCATTGATAGTCTGTGATTATGTAGAATATCTAAGTCAATAGTTAATTCCTTAACCATTCAACTCACCCAATCTTTCTTGACAAGCCTTCTTAGTATCAGCATCAAAATTAGATTGTTCAACTACCCAACGTAAATAATTTAAATCACTTACTTCAGAAATCGCTTTATTTGCGTATTTACCTTTTGTAAATGTCGTAGCAGATGTAGACGTGTTTGTTTCTCGTGAGTCATAGAACTCAACATCGTTGCTTTGTACTTGTGAACCTGCGAAGCCTTTAGGTAAAGCCCAAATAGGCAAACTAGGAGGCTCAAACCGATTATAATCTCCAAGTACAACCCAGCTTTCTTTTAAATTATATAAGTAACGACCAATACCAAATTGTACAGCCGCACGTTTCATACTATCAGAAATACCACCTTTAATTGGCTCAATCTTAGTATTGCTTGCACCATCTTCACGTGTTAATGCACGCCATCCTAAATCATTACCAGCATTAATCACGATAGTTAGACGGCAAATCATACCATGTTCTCCACCAGCATCTACTGGTCTAAATTCTGGGTACCAATTACCTACGCCTACTACTTGGTCTAAGCGTTCCATAATCGCACGGTTAGTTACATATGGTAATACCATTGCTTTCTTTCCATCTTTTGATTTTTGTCCAATTCTCCACTGAATATCCTGTGGTGGGAAAGGTTCTCTTAATTCTTCAAAGATTTGTTCTACTGTTTTTTCTTTCATAGTATTATCCTTTCTTAAAAATATAAATGTTCGGGGAGGCTTGCTCCCCTCGTGGACAATCTCAGTCTACCACCCCATGCTCAGGCTGTCAAGCGGTTCACTGAGCAGGCATCGACCACCACACCGTCCCTAATTCGTAGTGCGTATACATTTCCTTTGGTAAACATAGTAAAATCAACTTCAAAGGTTACTAATTTTTCTACGCCTGTAGGTGTCTGTGCAGTTAGGAATGCATATAGTTTACCTTTCTTAGTTTTCCGTGCTGTAACAGATAAGATAATGGCTGGTTTAACATTTCCTACGCAAATACTTGTATCGTATTCATCAAAAATACTATGGAACGTATAACCTAATACAGCTAACTCCATTGCACCTTTACTAAGGTTATCTTTATAATTACTGTCAAATACGTATTCACCTTTAGATTTACGTTTGTCTTTCAACCATTTTATGTATTGCATGTAATCATTTCTATCCCCACCATCATCAATAGCACCACTATAAATTAAGCCTTTTAATTGTGTCATATTCATAGTTTGGTTGAGTTCTAAAAACTCTTTACCACGTGCATATTCAAATGATTTCAGATTACTGCAACCAGCAATAGCACCTAAACCTAAACATACAGTATTCTTTCCTGTAGTGCATTTAATATCTCCATATACATCAGGAGGGATGACTTCTATACCATGCTTTTTAGCATCATTAATGAATACAGATAGCTTTTCTTTGTCACCAAAATTCATATCAAGAATAGATGCGTAATACGCTTCTGGATAATGTGCCTTTAAATATGCACATCGCCATGCAGTTAAACCATAAGCTGCACTATGACCTCTGTTGAATACATAAGAACCACAAGCAATCATTTGTTCTGCAATAGGTCTGATTACATCTTCCGTAATACCTTTCTCGCCTGCACGTTTAACAAATTCATCAACAGCTGTATTAATTTTATCCAATTCTTTGCGCCCGATAATACGTCTAAGAATATCAGCTTCACCCATTGTATATCCAGCTAATGCTTGTACAATTTGCATAATTTGCTCTTGATATAAGATAACACCCTCTGTATCTTTTAAAATTGGCTCAAGTAATGGGTGTAAATATTTTACAGGCTCTTTACCCTGCCTACGTGCTATAAATACTTTATCCATTCCTACATCTAATACACCTGGTCTACCTATAGCTACAGTATCAACTAAATCATATACACTTTTAGAATGGATATTAGTTACGATATTAGTCATTACATCAGACTCAATTTGGAATATACCAGTTGTATTACCAGCCTGTAATAACTGTGCAGTTTTATCATCTTGTAATGGTATTGTATTTAGATTACAAGTTTGAACACGCTTTAATACATCGTCAATAATATCTAATGTAGCTAACCCAAGAATATCTAATTTAAGAATACCTTGCTTTTCTAAGATATGGAAATCTTCTGCCGCTACATATTGCCCATCTTGATATTCAATAGCACACCATTGAGCAGGGTCGCTAGGGAATACAGCTACTGCACTAGCATGAGTGCCATAATTTACTAAACGATTTACAGAAGTACTAACCATATCTTTAACTTCTTTATCTTTAATATCTCCAATATCGTTGATATTTTTAGATATAGCAGTCATATCAGATGTTTTTCTACCAAGTACTCTACCTGCGTGTTGTACTGCTGCTTTAGGACCTAAGAAACCAAATGTACGTACTGGATAAGCATAACCATATTTATCCTGTATGTATTGGATAACTTCTTGCCTACGACTTTGTTGAAAATCACAATCTATATCGCATGGTGTTACACGCTCAGGATTAGTAAAGCGTTCAAATACAAGATTATATTGGATAGGGTCAATTTCTGTTATCCCCATTAAATATGCCACCAAGCTACCACATACAGAACCACGACCTGCACCAGTTCTCATACCATTCTTACGTGCCCATTGTAGCATATCATGGATAATACAAAAGTAATTGTTATAATCAACTTGTGTTAGAATATCTAACTCATGTTTAATTTGATTAACGTATACTTCTTTGTTATCTTTCTTAGCAATACGATGTAGTTTATATCCATCTGCACAATGGTCTCTTACATATTTAGCAGGGTCTTTGACAGGGAATACAGGATAATGATTTTCACCAAATGGTATTTCTACATTACATTTATCAATAATCTTTCCAACATTATCATAGTATTCTTGATTAGGAATTACTGCTTTAAATTCATCAATAGTCCACATATGGTAATCACGACTACCATAATATTCTAACATATGATTATATTCTTCTTGGTATTTTTCTTTAGCTTTCTCAGTATAAGCATCGTCAATTTGTGCCTTTTTATCAGCTAGTGTTCTATCTAATAATAAAAAATCACGATGAGCCTGCATTTGTTCTGGATAAGCATAATGACTATCACCAGTAACGATGATAGGAATATTATATTGCTTACCAAGTTCTTCTACAACTTTATTATATTCCAATTGTAATGGAAAATCATGTGGCTGTACTTCTAAATAGAAATCATCTTTAAAAATATCAGTTATGATTTCAACAAATTCGTCTCGCAATAGTTCATTACGCAATGGACCAGCAACACAAGCAGTACTAACAATAATGCCATTACTATATTGCCGTAAAGCATTATAATCAATTAATGGTTTATAGTAGTGATGATAGGCACCAAATGTAGACAATCTACGTAAATTATATAAACCTTCTGTATTTTTTGCCAATAAAATAAGATGGTAATTATCACGTGTTTTAATATCTAAATCATATGAAAAATATGCTTCCATACCAAGAATGGGTTTAATACCAGCTTGTTGACAAGCTAAATAATGAGAAGTTAAACCTGATGTAGTGCCGTGGTCTGTTAAAGATACAGCTGAATATCCTATTTCTTTAGCACGTTGTATACGTTCTTCTAAAGATGAATATGCATCACTCCTACTATAAAAGCTATGACTATGTAAATCAGTAAAATTCATATATTTACCTCGTATTTTTCTACATCACAATGATTTTGAATAATATTGCAAATCATATAGCGGTATATAGAATACTCATATTCTTGAATTAATTTTTTAAGTTCAGCCACTTCACTTTCACATACTCTAGAGCTTGGCATTAATATTTTTTCAATGTGTCCAGTATATAGTGCAAGTGGTACTATACTTTTTTCAACTATCTTAATTTGAGATTCTTCATTATTATTTCTAAAATAATAGTATGCATATGGACTTGACATTGAAAACCCATTTAACATAGGGTGTATCATCATTTTTTTTTATAAACATACCATTACTGTCTTTATCGTATGAGATTTGTAATATTTCATGGCTAATAGATTTAATAAATTCTCTTTCTCCTAGTAAAATAGTTTTAATCTGTAAAACAGGTTCCGATGCTTCGGAAATGTCAATAATTAAATAATTACCATATTTTGATAGTGAAACAAAATACGCATTTCTATCATTATTTGATATATTTTTCATATATTGAATATATTCTTCACGTTTATCATCGCTAATATCTACAGGTATTTTGTGTATGATATATTTGCTCATATTTATTCTCCTTTAATCGTAAAATATATTCCCCAAGCTATTAAATACATACTAAATGCAATTAATAATCTCACTATATATTCTGCATTTAAAGATGGATTGCAAAACACAAAATCAAAGATAACAAACACAATCATACTATATATCGTCCATTTAATAACATTCCATAAAGCTTTCATAATATCTCCTTATAAATCTGCATAATCATCTTCCATATAAGCTAATATTTTATTTAATTCACGCTCTGGCATCATGTTTAAATTATGGCAACATTCAGATGCGTCAATATAATATTCTAACCAACTTTGATTACCTAACCTAGTATGATAAAAATAAATTAAATCAATTTTTTCTTCTTTTGTCATATTATACCTCCTTTAATATAGTATATCGTATTATAATAAATTTGTCAAATAAAAAAGGACCCCATAAAGGGGTCTATTAAGTATAACGTATTACGAAGTGTAATTCAATATTACACTGAGTAATGTTATTCTTCTTTGTTTTATATACTAAGTTGTAGTAATGTTATTACGCTCTAAGTGATAATGTTATGAATACCTAAAATACTGATACTGTATAACCGCTACGCTAGGTGAAATACTCACATCGTTAGTTGCTGTAGTTGTAGATAATACTAAGAGGGAATATCTTTGTTCGTATTTTCTTTTTCTTATGTGTATTACCAACTAATCAATATCTGAACGCTAGTGAAGATATTCTGCGAACGCACCAGTTATGAATACCAAGTAACTGTATCACTTATTGGTAGTAATGTTGAGCATCTACTGTATATCTGTTACTACGCACTTCGTTTGTAACTACTTCGTAGTTGATTGTTGTATTTAATTTCTGGTTGTCGCTACCCTTTGCTGATTGCACTGCCCCCATGTCGGGGGCTTGGTGGGTTGCACCTTACGACGATTCTCGCTGTATTGCGAACTAGCCTCGGTCTGCCGTTATCTAGTACCTTACCACGTAGGTTTTCATCGTTGCCACATCAGGACGGGGGTTCTTATGGATTCGAGGGAGCTGTACCGCCGAGCCTATAACGCCTATCACCACGCTCACTAAACGGGTGCTGTTATTTATTTTACATCGGTTTGTCCAGAACCTCGATGTTTGCGTGATTACACGCCACTATATACTACGCTTGGTCAGTGCGTTTTCTTTACTCTCACCTATCATACGTTTACTTCTTAGTGCCATGATTTGCCGTTCAGAAATAACGCTCTGTCGTATTCCAAGATAAGCTTGAGGTTCACTCATTTACTGCTTGTGAACAAAGCATTTAAATATGCGAGAGGATTTTACTGGTTTAAAGATTTTCTTTTTAGTACAGAAAACTTCTTTATAATTTTTGGTAGGTTTACCAAATTCACATACACCACACACTTCAATCTTTTCTTTTTGTATACTGTGTGTTACTAAATGTGTTCCAACACCTCTTCTAATTTTGTACTTTTTTTCTTGACATAGTTTTCTCCTTTCAGTAGAGCAAGTTCTGTGGCTCCACCACTACTCACATTGTAGCACCCTAGCGTTCGGTTGTCAACACCTTTGCTGAGTACGCACCGTTGCTGGGTTTGTGAGGATTGTAGCACAGCCGAGGGCGAGCCGTCAAGCCCACCCCTGACCACGCTGAGGAGGAAATAATTATGTCTATAGTAATAGTAACATATAAAAATCAATTTGTCAAACTTTTAATTTGTGTACATTTTTACTAGATTATAGCGTACATAATATACAGGTTCTTTGTCTGTAATATCGTATTTAGCACCGTATACTAATTTGCCATTTTGTTTATCAATACCAACTTGACTATGAAATTTACCTGCACGGAATTCTTCTTGACCGTATACATTTAATTCATGGCGTTCTGGTACTTTAATATCAAACTCTACTGTAGATTTTTGGTCTAATACTACTTTACCATTCTCAAATTTTTGTGTTTCATTTTGCTGTAAATCAAACTGTTGTTTCTTGCCATTTACTTTAACTGTAACAGCAGGCTTTTCAATATTAGCTTCTACATCGGTATCTTCTTTTACATATGTAGGTACATTATTCACGTAAACCAATTCTCGCTCTTTTGGAACGTAAGCTACGGTAGTCTTAGTTCCTACAGTAGCCTTCTCGTTCATTATTTTAGGCTGTACGGTGGGTGTAGATGGTTCCACGTATGTTTGCCTATGGAGAATATAAAACAGCCCACAGAACGCAAATAACGCAATTAAAAAGATAATATAGATTTTAATCTTTACATTCTTCAGGGTGGTAATGATACCAGATAGCTTTTCCACGAATAATAGCACCTCCGTCTCCATCTTCTTGCGGTAACGCAATTAAATCCCAACGCATATCAGGGTCATTATCATAGATAGAATATCCATCAATAATTGCCCAGTCATTATGGGTTTTGAAATGTTCTTTATCAATTTCCCAACCCTTAGCATCTGCAATAGTTTTAACAATCATTGCCATTTTATTTACTTGTGCATCAGTTGGTGGTACAGTACCCCATGTTACATTGCCTTCTGTATCTACACTTGCATCTGCACAACAGAGAATAGATACACCAATATTACCAGTATTACGATGCCATGTATGTTTTCCTGCTACATCAAAACTATTGAAATCAGACCATACACGACCATCACCTAAGATATTTAAGTGGTAGTAAGGGGACGTATTTTCATACGAACCCCCACTCCAGTGTAAAGTAACTTTATCAGCATTACAGTTTGCGGCTAAATACGCAATATCATTTAATGTGTAAAATGCCATTATTCTTCCTCCAATCCATCATACATACCGTCAACAAATGTATTATATACGTTAGCTTGTGCCTTAACCTTGTCAGCTTCAACAGAAGATTTCTTAGGTAAGTATTTATTAGCTTTATCTATAGCGGACATTTGTTTCAATTCTCTAGCGTCTCTAAGTTGTTTACCAGTAACACCAAAGTCTTTAAGACGTTTATGGTTTTCATCAGAAGGGTCACGCAAGAAATCATTGATTGCTTGTTTTTTACCTTCTTTTAACTCTTGGTTTGCCATTGTAAGTCTATAAGCTAAATCATTTTCTACAGACTCACGTGCAGGTCTGAAGCCCATTAACTTCATCATGCGTTCAGCAGGTGTATAAGCACCTTTATCTTCCGCATTTTTCCAGTCACGCATATTACCTGTATACGCTTGGTATACGTTACCAAGTTGTGGTGATAACGAATGACCAACACCAGCAACTACATCTCTCCAATCGTGGCTATTCCTAGCTACGTCAGCAAGGGAACCCCATGTAGATAATGTAGGACCTAATAAATCACTACCATTACTTGGAGTTAAATCACCAAAACCTACGTTACGGCTAAAGTCTACACCGAACATAGATGGTGTACCCATCATAGCAAGTAAGGCAATTTTCTGTTTAGTTTGGTCATTACCAGCCCATTCATATGCAAGGTCTTTAGCACGGTCAGATAAGCCTTTTCCTGTCAACCATTTAAGCATATCATCACCAGCACCCATGAATGGTAAGCCCATAAAGCCTGCCATACCCATTGTGATGCTCATAAATCTGCCTAAACCTTTGTAGTCAATAGAACCATCTTCACGTTTAAAAGCAGTGAATAAGAATTCAGCTTCTTTAACACCGAACTTCTTGAACTGTAGCAATGTTTTACCTAATGTACCAAACTGAGTAAACAATCGTGGGCTATCAATATCGCTATAGTCAAAGTTTGTTTTTACAACAAAATCTTTTGCGTATTCCATAGCTTTGCGATAGCCTTCTGGGTCATTTTTATTTGGTTGCATAGGGTCCATATTATGTTCTTTACAGTATTTTTCGTATGCTACAATAGCGGCTACTTTGCGTGTATAAGAGTCGGCTTTCATGAAGCCTTTCATAGACAAATCAAATGCTTTGCCAATATTAATACCATGAACCTTTAATTTACGATAGTCTAGTGTATCGCTAAAGAATTCAGATGCTTGGTTTGCATTTTCTTCGTATACTTCAAGGTCATCAAATAACTTGCCGTATTTACCATCTTTACCACCACGTCCAGCTTCTTTCATTGCGTAACGTAATTCAGGAGTAAACCCTGTTAAAGCGGCTACATTAGCTAATGTACCAAACTGTGCGATAGCGGCTGTAGGTCTAAATACACCTAGTTTAAATACAGCCATTGCTTGCATATTACGGTTAAGTAATTTAGTAACCCAATTATCACCCATGTATTTAACCATGAAATTACCAATGTATGGTAACTCACGACCAATACGATTGAGGACTTTATCTACTTTATTTGGTGCACCAATTACACGTTGGATATAATCATGGACAATATCTTGTCGTGCATTTTTAGCACCAGTACCATTACGACCATATTGCTTTTCATAGTTTTCACCAAAGGCTTCTTCGTAATAGCGTGTAGCAAAGTCTAAGAATGGAGCATTACCTTGATACTTAGCTTGTGTCATAGCATAATGGTAAATAGCTGCTGTGTGGTCTTCGTTATGACCCATAACACCAGCACGTTTAAGATTATGTTTATTCCACATTTGAGAACCAGAACTACGATACAAGTATGCACTTACATTTTCATGTGTTAGAACGCCGTCTTTATCTTTCTTCAATAATTTTTCAAAGTTAGCTTGTGCTACTTCTTGTTGCAATTTACGAGGGTTAAGACCGATTTCCTTCATTCGTTCTTTGTTATTAATTAAGTTTTGGAAATCATCATAAGTCATAGACTTATCTTTACCTTTTAAGAAATGGTCAATGAATTTCTTAATCTCTGTATAATTACCTTGTACTTTATTGAATAATGCTGCGGCATCCTCAGTAGACATTTTTTCATATACTTTATTTAAGTTTTCTTCTTCTTCTGTGAGATTGGAATAGTAACCTTCATAAGATTGAGAAGCGTCTGCTTGGTATCTATCACGATGAATTGTGGCATATGCTACACCCTTTTCAGGAGTTAAGCTATCAACAAATCTGTTAGCTTGATGTTCTGTATCAAAAGATGTTAGTACTGTATATTTTTTACCATATGTTTTTGTTTCTGGATTGTATCTTACTTCAATACGATATACACCATAGCGTTTGTGCTCACGAGGGATATAACCCCATAAATCAGCAGAAGGTTCTTTACCACGTGCAACTTGGTTATCATTAACGTCTTTATGGATTTTATTAAGCGTATTGCGTACACCAACATAAGCATTCCATACGTTATCGCTATAACCTAATTGCTTAGCATATGCTTTAGACATATCAATCGCTACTTTATTAGCATTTGCTTTATCTTTATATGCGGCAATATTATCTTTACTAGAAATAACTTGGTATACATCTTTAGACATACCAACGTAAACATGATTACCTTTCTCACGTTCCGCTTTAACAAATTTACGCATACGTTTATCATCACCTAAACCGAATTCTGTGAACTCGTCGTTAGGTTTAATAATAGCGTATTTCAATTCTCCATTAATACGAACTGCAACTGGTTGTGCAAATTCACGACCACGTTTATCAATATCATCAAAGAGTTTATTAATTTGCTTGTCTTCGCCAGCTTTTTCGTCCAAGGATAAGAAGTGTTTATCAAGGTCTTCGATATATTCTCTACGTTTATATCGTGCTGTACGAGCGGCAACATAAGCGGCTTTAATAATAGGTTTTAATTCTGGAACAAGTTTACGTGCTAAAGATGATGGAGATTGTAGCATTTTACGGAACCATGCAAAAGATATACCATCTTCTGATGGATTGATACGCTCAATAACGCCACCGCCATGTTCCATAATATCAGCAAGTAGCTTTTGTTCCGCTTGGTCAATTCTATCATTCTTTCGTATAGAGTAGTCAACATCCTGCTTGATTTTTGCCAAAGCTCTTGCGATAGGGGTTTCAGGTGTTGTAGTAGAACGATTACGTTGGTGTAATGTATCTACTTTTTGTACACGTTTTCTATCTGCCAAAGCATCTTGGAAATGCTCTCTAATTTGTTGTTCACTAAAAATATTTGTATTACCATATGAGAACATTTCATTAATAAACGAATAATATTTTTGGTCTAGTTGTGGGTTATTACCAAGTTTTGGTACTACCATAGCTGCTAAGAATAATTTATCTTTAGTGTCCATAGTGCTATTAATAATAGCTTGCGGTACATCTAAAAAGTCATGTGCGTTCTGGTTAGCCTGAGCTAGACCCATAATTAATTTTAAGCTGTTGGTGTCGCTTTCTGGATTGTTGAGGCTTTGAATAAATTGTCTAATTCTTGTTCGTTGTGTAGATTTTCCAGCGAGTGCATCAAGGTTTTTACGTCCAAATTTTCCTTGATGTGAAACTGCTCCATCTTCACTTTTATTAGAGCCATCTTTACGTACAACTCCGAATGCTCTTTTAAGATTTTTAGAGGCACGTTGTATAACATCTTTAACAGATTGTGGGTCGTTTTCGCTGACAGATGCAAGTATTTTACCGTTGCCAACTGCTCTGTATATTTCGCCTGCAAGTCCTTCATCCTTTTCAAGCTCCTCTCTCATTAAGTCTAATGTATCATTTACTACATTTTTTAAGTCAGCTGTCTTAGTAAAGTCAGTTGCACTATGTAATAATTCATGTACAAACGTATCATTTGTTGGTGTAATATTATCACTTGTGATATATAATCGACCAGTAGATGGCATATATGCACCATTGAATTTCAATCCTAGTGGGTCATTATTTACTAATCTATCAGCTACATAAATCTCTAAATTAGGATGTGTGCGAATGTAATTTAATACAGTTACATACGCTTGTTGGTCTCCGTTGACTACATGCATAATAGATTTTAGGATATTACGCATTTCTCCATTTGTAAGTTTCCCTAACCCTTTAGAACGGTCTGCAACCTTTTGCATGATGCCCATTTCAACTTCACTAGGCTCATGGTTAAATTTAGATTTTTCTGTAGTATTAGCTTTAACAGATTTTTGTATCTCTTCAATAGGTACTAATGTATATGTATCATCGTTAGAAATAAGTTCAAACCCAGCTTGTTTCCATGCCTGCTTAGCTTCTGTGTGTAATGCTTTACGACCTGCTTCGTCAAGATTTGCATTATCTAAGATAACATGACCGTGTTGTCTAACTACACCGCCTAATGTATTCCAAGCGGCTTGTGCGATATATGCACTATTGTTAAATACAGTTTCTGGAATGTAAGATGCTTCAAATTTAACTGTATTGCCATCTTCCATCATTTCGTCATTAACAAGAATACCCATATCATATAGGTAATAATCTAACGCTTCTTTGAATGTTTCAACATCTACATCTTTAGGGATAGGTGCTTCTACATTGAAATCATCATCAAGTTTAATATCCATTTTGATATTAGTATCATATGTACCACCTTGCTCGTCAGGGATAGAAGCATTTAATACGCCATTAACATAGTTACCTAAACGCAATGCGGATTGAATTTGGTTCTTAGTTTTAGCGTCTTTCATGCGTTCTTCTTGAATTTTTCCATTCTTAGCAATTCGGTCAGACATTACGGCTGGTACAATTTTCTTAACATCAGTATATACACGTTTAGCTAGAGGGCTATTCATACTACTAAAATCAGATGCACCTTCTGGGAATAATCGCTTAGCAGCGACTTTACCAGATAAACTTCTATATTTATCTTTATTTCTGTAAACAGGGTACATTTGAATAGCACGGTTTACAAAACGACCTAATAAATGATTGCCATTCTTGTCGTCTAGTTCTTCCATAAGCTGTTGCATACCAATAGTTTTGATGCGTGTAGAAGCCTTTTGCATTGCTTGCAAAATGATAGCATTACGTGTTTTATCAAAATCTCTAGTGTTAGTTACTTCTGTTAAATTGTAATCTTTTAAGAACCATTTTTCTAAGTTGGCATCAAAGTGATTTGGTTTATCAATAAAAGAACCTAAGATAGTTTGAGGGATTTTAACTTCACCTTTACGGATAGCTTGCATTAATGCAGTTACATTCGGTACTTTATATTTAGGAACATCTTTAAAAATACTGTTCCAGCTATCAACAAACGCTGGAGCTTGTCGTACTAAATGATTACGTTTTGCAATAATACCATTATAAATACGTTTGTATTCACGTAAAGACATAAAAGGATGTTCTTTCATGTATTGAATATCTTTTGCAATACTCTCAAATGTGTCATTATGCTTAGATACAACGTCTTCTGGTTTTTGAATATCATCACTTAAATCAATATCGCCAGTATCTTCATTGGCTTGACGAAGAACATATTCTCTGTATTTTTGTTTTTGCTCTTTACCATACTTAGTTTCCATCGGAATAGCATCAATAGCCTGTTTAGCTACTTCTTCGTTCATTTGACCGAATTGTTGAAGTGTAGATTTTAACTTAGCCAACTTGTCAATATCACGCATTTTAGCTTTTTGTTCTTCTGTAGTTACATCTACTGTACGAGATTTAGCAGGAGTTTTCTTTGCTTTCTTAGGTTTTGGTTGAGCAGGGTTTAATGCTTTACGTTCTTCATATGGTGTCACAATAGGTTCTCTATTTTCACCTGTAGGATTGTCATGGTCAATAGTTTCTGTATAGTCTTTACGTGCTTCCCATTTTTTATTTGGGTTTTGAACTAATACGTTATAATTACCTTCTTTGCCACCGATAATATCACCAGTACTTGCACGATGTTGTAACGCTTCCATAGTTTGCTTATATTTCATACCAGTTTCACGACCAGTATGTGATAAGTATTTTTGCACTCGCAACAATCCATCTTGTGTAACATTATCACCGTTAAGATAATCTGCCATCATCTTATCTTCGTATGCGATATTACGGTCAGATACTGCTAATTGTTTATTATTAATAAACTTTTGTGCATCTTGTGGTTTACGTTCAGCTAGTTGTGCATTAGCTCTACGTGTTTCCTCTTTAGCACGTTTAGCTTCATCAATATTATCTTGTAACATACGTCGTTCTTGTGTAGACAAGATTTTACGTACGTTCTCAAATTGAGGACCAGTTACATCAAAACCATTAACGCCCATTGTTACTAAATGTTTACTTAGTTGTTGTGCCAAGTTACGTTTAGCTGGTAAATAATCATGGCTATCTTTAGGAGGTAATGTACTAATTACATTCTCAACTTGTTTAGCCATATCACGGTTTTGGATATAGCTTTGTACGTTTTGAGGAGTACGCTCTGGATTATCCATATGCTTAGCGTATTCTGTGATATTTTTAAGTTCTTCTGCTGTGTAGTCATTAGAAGGTTTAATACCAGCTTTGGCTAAGTAGTTACGAATATTCTTAGGTTGTTCTTGTTTTTTAGGGTCAGAACTATGTGCATCTTTTTTGCGTGCTTCCATAGCATTATGTACACGATAAGCTGCATCTTGTGCTTTATGTGGGTTATCTTTATATTCATTTTCAAAGAATGTTTTATTAGGAGAGTTAGCGTATCTATCTTCGTTGTATGCTTGACGGTGTTCAGCTAACGCACGAATTTGTTCATTATACGCATTATTCTTTTCAGTATCAGCGATACGACGTTCTACTTCACGAACAGATGTTTTATCTGGATTTTCACGTTCTAAGTTAGCACGTTCTGCATCAGTTAATGTTACGCCAAGTCTATCTGCTTTATCCGCAAGACTTTCTTCTTGTGGTATTTCATTTGTATCTTCTACAGTTTCGCTAGTACCAACCATATCATTGTAAAGATTACGAGATACTAAACGTGCGGCTTTTGGTTCTAAACCAGCATTAACAAAGTTTTCTTCAAACATACGTGGAGAAAGTTGGTCAGCAGGTTTATCACCATGCAACTCCATAATATTTGCACGTTCGTCTTGAAGTCTATTCATCATTTCTGCATAATCTTCAGGTGGACGATTGTTTAATGCTTTATTAACAGCAGTTGCAAAACCACTTTCTTCCATCATAGGAGAGTAGGAAGCGTTAGAAATGTCATCAATTTCTACATTGCCAAGTGGTGTTTCGTTAATGTAATCAGGAGTTTCATTTACATCAGATGCAATATCAATACCAGCATCAGCCATTGGTGTATCATTTACAGCAATAGGAGATTGAGAACCGTCATTGATAATATCATTATCAGCAGTTAAGCCAGCCATTTCATCTGCTTTATTTAGTGCTTTATTACCTACGTGTCTAGCGGCACTACCAGCGTTACCTACTAACATAGATACGTTAAATGCATCTTTAGCAGAAGTCCACATATCATCAGTCCATGTAGATGGGTCTAACATAGATACATTTTCGTACCCTTCTTGACCTTTAATACGACCTTCGATAGCTTGTTGCCATGCTTCTGTATAACCTTCTAAAGAACTATTCACGGCATTACTCAGAATACTTTTTGCAATAAGTTTACCGCCATCTTTAGCAAATGCACTAGCTAACATACCAGCTTTACCAGAAACACCAGCACGGTCTGCAATATAATCTAATGCGGCAGGAGCCCAACCTTGATTTAAAGATTGTTCAAATGCACTGCCTGCTGTATCTGTATCATAACCAGCAAATCGGTAGTCGTTATAAATAGAACCAGCATTTTGTAAGTTTTCTAAACCAGCACCAGTAGCAATTTCAGTACCATATTTGGCTACTTTACCTAAGCCTGTTGCAACGCCACCAGCTAACCCTTCGCTTAAACCTGCTCTACCTAATAACCCACCTATTTTACCAGCATTAAATGCGGCACCTGTAGCACCACCTGTACGCATAGCCATGGCTACTTGAGGAGCTGTATTACCAAAGAAATTACCTACTTGAGCAGACCAATAGTGAGGATTTGTTACTTGTTCACCCCATGATAAGTCAGCGGTATCTCCCATTGTACTACGATAAGCAGACAGATTAGCATAAAATTTTGCTTTGTCTTCGGCTTGTCCTCTTAGCCATTGTGCTGTATCTCCATCAATGTTAGAAAGTCCGTATGAAACGGACCCTAACATATCAGAACCTAGTCTGTCAATACCAGAACTAAAGTTGCCTAATGTTTCGTCAAGGATGCCACCATAGCTGGCTTTACCCATATAGTCAGAACCATATTGGGCTAAATTATTTTCATATGCGGCTTGAGCATTTGCATTAGCTAATCCGTCTGTCCATCTTGCCATATATTAAACTCCTTTATCCTGTATAAGCTGTTTGTTTTTCTGTACCCCATGCTTTTGTTTTTGCATCTTGGTCATATTGTTGCCATCCTAATACTTTAGATATTGCATCTTGTCCTTCTACTGTATTAGCATATGGAGCCAGTTTATCAATAATACTTTGTGTTGTATTTGCTACAGAACCTTTCCAACCATCATAAGATGTTTTGGACCAGTCTGCATCAGAAGCTGCTGTAAATTCTTCTTGTCCAGAAGCTAAGATTTTGCCAACATTATTTTGTTGTGCGATTGTCAAATGAGGTTGACCATCTGCTCCTAAATAAGAACCATCTGGTAATTTAGAACCTGCGGCACCTCTTGCACCTGCACGCATACCAGCAACAGCGAGTGCTTGTGCCATTTTAGACTCTTGCAATTCTTTTTGGTGTTGGAACTGCATTTGTGCCAATTCTTTCTTTTGAGCAAAGGCTCTATTTTGGTCATCAACGGCTTGTTGACGTTTCATATTTAACATAGCTATTTGATTATTATTCATGTATCTATCAGCCATAGGGTCTAAACGAACACCTAATGCTTGACCGAGACTTGCTAACATTTTACTATTAGAACTATTATGACTATCTGCAATCATCTGTGCTAATTGACCAGCGTTAGTTAATTTTTGTTGGTTGTTAGCTGTATTAGCTGAAGATACTGCTTGATTTACTAAGGCTTTCATTTGGTCTGCATTGTTTCTACTTAATGCTGTACCCATTTCACCAAAGTAAGATGAATTACGTAAGCCAGCAATACGCCCTGCTTGTGTGGCACGTGCGGCTTCTACTTCAGGACTAGCCACTTGGTAATTCATTAATTGATTTATTTTACCCCAATCTAGCTTTTCATTTGGGTCATCAAATGCAAAGTTTTGAGCTTGAGGATTATTGTTCTGATACCGTGTCATAGACGTAGGAGAACCTGCTTGAGAGAAAGCATCACGAGCAGCTTTTTGTCTTGGATATAAATCAGTATCAGCACTACGTTCAAAGTTATCGTGGAACCATACTGCGGCTTGTTCAGGAGTATCAAAACTATTAAGTGTATTAATACCTTCTGGACCAAGTTCCTTTAACATATACTGAAATTGTGCTTCTGGACTACCAGATGAAATGCCTAAAGACTTGGCAAAATCTGCCAAGCCTTGTTGTCTATCAGCACTTGTATATTGGAAAATACCATAGCCATGTGTTCCATTAACTGGAATTTCGTTTGCATGTCCGCCACCTTCGATAATAGTAGGGTCCATATTGGACTCCATCATACCATTACCGATGATACCAGCGGCTGCCGCAGGAGTTAAACCATACCCCTGTAATAATCCCATGTAATCAGCCATAGTACCTCCTATTTAATATTTTGTGTTAAACCACCATATGCTTGCCAATACTGAGGGAAATCTTGATAGTTTTGGTCATGTACTCGCAAACCTTGATTAGCTTGACCATAACCCTTGATGTAGTCAATTGCACCAGTATTGTTTGTAAGTGCACCACCGATTGTGTCAGCGTTTAAACCGAATGCATTTCGGTAACCACGACCAGCTAAATCAGCTTGAATATTCATGGCTTGATTTTGTAAATTTTTATTAGTTGCGTATTCAGGGTTTTGGTATAAACCTTGAAGATTTGTTAAACCAGATGTAAAACCTTGTTGTCGTGCTAATTCTTCTTTTTGAGCTTGATTATTAGCTTCACGAAGAGCACCACGGTCAAGTCGGTTATTAAACATCATACCGCCTATAATACCAGCTAAATTGCCTAATTGCGTTTGCCAGTCATTATCTTTAACTTGGATTACTTGCATTTATGCCTCCTAGAACGACTCTGCGTAAATACCTTCTGCTAAGAACATATTGTCATCAGTGTCTAATACTAATTCAAATACTTCTTCTTTATCTTCTGTATCAAGGATAAATTCGATACGTTCAAAACCATTTTCAGTTTCAACTTTATCACCTTCGGCAAGTTCAGATAATTCTTTACGACCATCAGGTGTATTGAATACTTCTGTATCTGTTGTTCTGAGTTTATGGTTATTAGTAACAAGTAAGAAGATACGTTGCATACCCATGTTTCTGTTTTCAGAAACGATTGCTTCACCATGACGTGTCTTAACTTTATCGCCTTCTTGAATAGAACCAATAGCTTGTTCACTACCATCAGCCATTGTTACCATTACGTAAGATGGGAAGCATGCGATAATAGAACCAGCTAAAGATAACGCACCACCTAAGAAACCACCGCTAGAAGATTGTGTAGCGAATGTTCTACCGTTGTTTAATTGACCTTGTGTTTGTAATGCTTGGTTTATAGCTTGGTTTTGACCTTGTGCTAATGCTAAAGAATTTTGTACAGGAGCAAAGGATGCTTGATGTGCTTTCTGAGCGTATTCGATAGGAGTAGATGCATATTTCATACGTTGGTCGAGCAAGCCAGCTGCTGTTTTTAAGTTATTATCGTAATCTTGAGACATTTGAGATGCAAAGTTTTTCTGCATATCATTTGTAGTTGTATTAAATCTGGAACTGTCAACAACACCACGTTGTGCCAAACTAGCTAAGTTTTTACCCATCGTATTTTCATACATACGGTTAAAGTAGTTTTGCTTAGCATTAGCAAATACGTCTGGTAAAATGCCTTGACTAAGAGGCGTAAATTCACTCTTAATTTGTTGCATTTCTGCTGTTTGGTCATTGTATAATTTTTTCCAATCAGGTGTTACGATATTGCTAATATTATTTGTGCCGTAATTTACAAGTGCATCAATACTTGGTTGAATAGAGTTTAAGTATCTGCCTTGCATTGCAATTAACTGGCGTTCTTCTGGTGTTAGTTGGCGTTCATGGATAGTTGTTTTAGACTTACCCATTTATACCTCCTTTGTAAAGTAGTAATATGTACCGTTTTCGTTAGTACGTTCTTCATATTCGCATTTAACTAATCTTGCATACGCTTTAGGATTACGTGTGTCGGTATACGATACTACACGTTTTAATCCTAATTTTTTAGCCATAGCATGAATATGTTTCCACCCCTCAACAAGAGGGACACCACATCCAATATCAATCTCTAGCGTATCGTCTATAATACCAAAGGTAAGGAAGGAACCGTCTTCTCTTAACCATACTAGAGGATGGAATAGGTAATCCCAATCGTCAAGATAACTACGACCAACACGGTGTTGATATTCATCAATATGTTTTTGTATATCAGCTGTAAGGGCTATCGCCATTTTTATGAGCTCCTTTCAAGAAGTCATTCTGGTCTCTACCCTTTCGACTCCTTGTTGATTTTCTCCTTCCACGTGCTGCTGAGGAGTCACTCACCATACTTTCTCTTTCTATTACTATATCAAAAGAGATATATTTAAAGATGATTGGGTCATCTGTTTCAAATCTGAAACGAAGAATTGGTGCAAGAATTTGTGTTTTAAATTCACCTTGCAATTCTTTAACGGTCCATTTATGGGTTAATTGTACATCATTAATATAAATATATCCACGACCATCGTTTTCTTCGGATTGAATGTCAATGTAAGTTCTATAAGCATTAAGGTTATGAGTATCTCTCATTTCCTTAGATTGAATAAGTTGATGAATGGAGTAACCATTGTCAGTTGTATATTTAAAATCAAATTCGTAAATTGCACCATGAGTGTCATCTGTGTTCATGGCTACCAATACATGGTATTGATTTTCACAAATTGATGTAACATTATAAGGGAAAATCCATTTAGTATATCCACCAGTCCAGTAATGATATACAAACATTTCTCTACCGCATGCACCGCTCACGACCATTTGTTTTGTTCTTCGTAAATCGGAAATAAATGGTTTAGTAACATTATTTTTCAGTTCTGGGTTGATGTTATCACCAATATCCATAACATTAAAGTTAGCATATACTTGAGAACTTTTAACGGATTTTAAACCACGAGTAGAAACGAATACAATATCAGAGTTAATGTTGTCGCAAGCATGTCTACTTACTATATCAGAGTTATTAGCAAGTAATGTAATGGACCACTCTTCTGGTTCGTTTTGAACGTCGTAAATATAGCCATTACTTTTAAAGACTAATACGTCAGAAGCTAATTCAGCTATTGCAACAATGTCGCCACCATCACCATAACCTACATTTACATCTTTACGTGCAGAAGCATCATTGCTATTCTCGTTCCAAGTATTTACATCACCGATGGCAGAATAGATAAGTAAATCAGAGCCAGTTTTCGCTACTACTACACGAGATGAGCGTGTAAATACAATATCGCAGTTAGGACTACCGTCAATTGTTTTCAGTGTTTGATAATTGTATTCTTGTAGCTTAGAACCACTTGCAATAAGTAAAGAGCCTTTCCATTTACAACAAGAAGGACGTTCCGCATCTCCATTAATTTTACCAATCAAGACTGGTTGTTTGCCAAATTCATATCTGTATACTTCTTTATTTTTGAGGAATACGAAGAAATCATTCATTTCGTAGTCATTGTATACATGAGTAACAGGAGAATTGAAAGAAGCTAGAGGGGTACTTAAACCCCTCCGTGTTCTTAATTTACTACCTACTACATCGAATTCCATGTTTTCTAAGCGAACAACTTCATTATCTTTGATAAACTCAGGAGACTTGGCAATATTCATGCCACCAGTTAAATCATCTAATTTAACGGTAACAATTTTTTTAGTTTTGCCACGTTTTTGAGCCATTATAACATACCCGCCGCTTTAGCCTCTGCGATTGTAATAGGAGAGCCATCAGAATACATAGCAATACCTAAATATGCATTTGGGTCTTTGTTAAGTTCTTTAATTTTGTTAACAATAGAAGCGTCGGTTTTACTTGTAGAACCTGTTGTGGAAATAATAAATTTCTCACCCAATTTCCCTTCGGTATCAGAATAATGGAATACCAAGTTGCTACCATCAAACTCTAACACAGCACCATTACCGCCTCCATCTAACGCAATCGTCTCAGCGAATACATTTCTTGCGAGCTTAACAGGAACAGCTTCAATGATTGAGCCATTTTTATTCAATGTTAAAATAGCATCAACCATGTTATAGCCCATTACGGTGTTAAGTTTATCAAAAATTGCAGGTCGGGATTGATATGTTTGGAAGCCATTAAAGCGACCATAGAATGTTGCCCCTCTATTATTAAAGTCTTTCACACTTACCATTTGTTTTAAATCTTTATTATCAACGTCTGGGTTGAATATATCTTGCATTAACCAGTACACTGTCTTAGCACCATTATTTGGTTTAACAGCTTTATTATCTTTAATTGGCATAGTAACAGTATAATCTTGACCATTAGTGGTATATGTAATATTCACAGAACCATTAGGGTTATCAGCTTCTTGCGGCGTTACACTTAATGCCAATGTGAAATAACTAACATTGCCACAGTTTTGACCATCAGCTGTTAATTGATAAGACTTATTGGAAGCTATTTGTTTTACACGATTTTTATATTGACCATCTGAAATTCTAACATTCTCAATGTTGTATAAAGAATAAATTGTAACGCTATTATCTATAACAACTTCATGTTTTTCTTTTACTGTGCCAATAGCAGATAATCTATTATCGTCACCTTTTCTAAACACATTATATTGGCTCAAGTTATCCATTAATTTTTTATAATCGGAGCCGCCAATGCCAGCTTGAATAGAATTGATTTCACTAGCAAAGTTGGCGAACCGACCAGAAGAAGAAATGCCTTTAGCACGAATTGCATTAGCAATCGCATTTTTGGTGTTGTTCAACTCATTAAAAGAAATGATTACACTTTGAATATCCATAATACCTCCTATTGATTTAATCTATCTACAGCTTCTTTAAGAGCTGTTAAATCAGCCTCATATTTAGCCTTAGAAATAAAATTGTCATCTACTTCCTTTTTAGCATATAAGGTTTTAGATGCACTATCAAAATCTTTAGTTGTCAATAAAGAACGAGAGTTTGAACCGTCCCACCATGTAATACGACTAGCAGATAATGCTAAAGGTTTATCTTTATGACCAACCTCAACACCATTGCCTCTGGAAAGTTTAATCAAACTCCATTCAGTACCAGATGTATCTTTACCAGTTAATGATACATTGTTTTCTAATGGTGGAATACTTGGCGGTGTATAGTTAATATTATTGAAATACTTAGTGTTAGTACTGTGTTTGTATACTTCTACTTTGCCATTGTTATTAGCTGTGAAATATACTTCACCATTAGCAATAGCAAAATCTTCAACTTCAAGTGTAGATGTTACTTCTGTATTAGTAACACTACCTTCTAAACTTTCAATGATATAGCCACCGACAGAGAATACAACACTCTTACCGTTATACAACGCTCCGTTTGTATCTTGGTTAGTAGAGATAATCGGAACAGTTGTAGTATTTTCTAACACTCGACTTTCGTTGTAATACTGGACAGTACGTTGTTTAGTGGTGCCAGTATACAAGATAGAAATAAACTTATTAGTCGTTTTGTCGTAAGCTATGTTAAATACCTTGTTGGGGAAGTTTACCGTACTTTCAATAGTCATATCGGTAGTCATAACAGCTACTTGGTTAGGATTTACAGCACCATTAGCAACGTAGATTTTGCCTTTGTAAGCACATAATGTATTACAATGACCTAATCTATTCTTATCTGTAAATGTTTGCTTTGACATTAAAGTAGAGAAGTCAGAATTGTATTTATAGAACACTTGTTTGGTATTATCGTTATTCACACAAGCAATATAGAAAGCATTAGCTTCTTCACTATATGTAAAACCTTGACATTGATTTACACCACTATCCAAAGGAATTTCTAATACCTTAACAATGTTATCTGCACTCTTGAATAATGTTGGTGCAGAGCCTTTAAGACTTTTAATGAAGTCAGCTTCTGTTCCTGTATTACCAAGTTCTAACCAAGACTGATAAGCACTTTTGCCAACATCGCCTTTAGGACCTTTAATATTACCTAATTTAACTCTTGGCATTACTGACCTCCTTCCCAGAAACCAACGATATCTAAAATATAGCGTTTATTAGCACCTGCTACGCCCCAACCTTTAATATTACGTTGGTTAGGCTCTACATACACGCTATTATTATTAGCATCAACAGATACTTCAAGTAATCGTTTAGGAACAGGGGCATTATTAGGTAATACACATAATACTCCACCATTACCAGAACCATTACCAGTAACTTTCATATCTAAGTGTAATTTACCAAAACCAGTAGCAGGATTATATTCAAGATATCCCCTGCCATTGCCTGCGGCTCCTGCCTGTGCTACGCTCCACGTAACATCATACATTTTAGTTAAGCTAGTATTGACAGTATTAGGTGCAACTGCATTACTAGGTGCAAGATTAGAGTAAGCAATGTCTACAAACAAATCACCATTTTCAGCAAGTGTAAATGTTAATTCTGGTTGCGTACCATTATCGCCTTTATCACCTTTTGGACCAGCTGGACCTGTTAAACCTTGAGGTCCTCTTTCACCAGTCTCACCTTTAGGTCCGATATTGCCTTGGGGTCCTTGTGGACCTATATTACCTTGCAAGCCTTGCGGACCATCTACACCTCTAGGACCTTGTGGTCCTGTTGGACCTATTGGACCCTGTGGACCAATATCACCTTTATCACCTTTAACGCCAGACATTGTGATGAGGTATTCCATTACATTGCCATTTTTAACGAATACTTTACCGTTATCGGCATCATTAGAGCGAACCATAACTAGGCTATATTCAGAGAACGTAGAAGCGTTATTATGTACAGATGTTACAGATGGTTGGATAGAACTGATTTTAAAAGGTTCTCCTCGTTCACCTCTTGGACCTTGTAAACCAGTAGGACCGATTGGACCAATAGGACCTCTTTCCCCTTGGATACCACGAGGACCTTGAGGACCCATTTCACCACGCATGCCCTGAATACCTTGTAGCCCTTGAGGACCAGTAGGACCTACGTTACCTTGTTCACCTTTTGGACCGATAGGACCACGCTCACCCACATCACCTTTAGGACCAGCTAAACCCCTAGGACCTTCTGGACCCATAGGACCGATATTACCATCTGCACCTTTAGGACCTGCTTGACCGTCATTACCTTTAGGACCCGCAGGACCTTGAGGACCTACATTACCCGCAGGACCCCTTTCGCCAGTTTCACCTTTGTCCCCTTTAGGTCCTTTTAATCGTTCTAACTGTTCAAGTGTAAAATCTTCGAACTTAAAGTCTTTACCGTTTTTGCCATCTTTCCCATCACGATTGTGATTAATCGTAATATTAGGAGTAGAGGCTTGTATAATTTTAATAATTTTATCAGCCATATATACCTCCTAGTGGAAAGAAATGCCTGGGCTTACAATAAACTTACCTTGGACGATACGTTCTTTTCGTCCATTTACATTAGTTTGCTGAACATCGTAATAGTAAGAGTTCGTTTCGCCGTAGTAGTCGCCATCGGTATCAATATTACCAGTAACTTCAGAAGAGAAATTAATATTTAAAACACCGTTAGGTGCATCAGCAATTACACATTCTGCTTCTGCAATGACTTCTTGACTCTCTGCTGTTTCTCTTACTTTACAAGCAAATGTATAACCAGTAATGTCAATCGGTGCGTTCTTGCTATCGCTTACAATCATTTGCAAAGAATAGTCGTCGCCTTGATTAACTGTAATGTCGTATACTGGTACAGTAGATTTAAACTTTGCCATTATTCAGCTCCTTTCCTTTCTTCATAAGTGCCTATGCCTGAATTGTATTTAGAGTTTATTAATTTATTAGCAACCTGCGTCATAGGACCACCACCTGCCGCCATAGTAGCAAGTGTTTCATAATGGTCCCATCTAGCATCAAAGAATACTAAGTAAATTGTAACACCAATAAATAGCAATACAAACAAGACAGAAATTGTACGAGTGAGGGATAAACCCCCATTCTCATACATTAACATTTCAATAACACGTTTCAAGATTTTATCACCTCTTTAGTGTCTTTGATAAATTGACGTAACGCCTTGAACCATTTAAAGGCTTCTGCGTCTAACTCATTTAATTTTTCGATAATAGATACAATCTCACATAACATCGGTGCTAACATAAATAGCATCGAGAGTAATGCATCTATTCTAAATCCCATAACAGGAACATCAGGCAATGACCATGCTGTAGCTGCTAGAGTGAAGAAAATAGGATATTCAAAAGACACCTTAGAAAATAAAGACTTACGGAATGCTTTACTTACCAAAAATCTTTTTGTTTTCCCATTCGAGAGAGTAACAGTTCCCCAGCCAAGGAATAATGCTTTAAACATATTCCATGCGGTACATTCTTTACCAACTGCCTTGTTATATTCAACAAGTTCAATTACAAACCGTAATAGAATATCTATCAATAATAGAATTGTTACGGCTAAAATACAGAAAATAATATCATAGACAGCGTTATCTGGTGCACTATGATACAAATAGGAAAGAATGCTATCCTTTGGAGGGGGCAGCATTATTTCAATCATTAGACCTCCATAATTAAATTACATTGTCGTAACTAATTGGTATATCAGAACAATTGCCAACATCGGCAACTAAAATAACTGTACTTTGTTCAGGTATATATGAATATGTCAAACCTCTGCCATGTTTCTGATATGTTGCATAAACAGAATTACCGTCTATATTAATGTGTTGCGTGTGGGCATAGTTGCCTGCTGATGCCGCTGTCATCACAACAGCAACAGCCATTTTATTAATAGATGGATATTGATATGCAGGGAATGCATATTCTTTGTCACCCTCATTATAGTGTTTAGTAATAATATCTTTTATTTGTAAATACCTGTAGTTACTGTTGAATAATACATCGCCATTGCTATTCATGACCTCAAGCCCATTACTCCCCTTGTGTTGAATATTATCTGTATAGACATAAATTTTAACATATTTGTGTCCATCATATTGATGGTCAGTATTTTTAAACATCACATGCATTTCTAGTCTACGACCACCGTCATCACTCATGACTAAACCTTTGTTGCCCCAACTTTTTATTGTGCCATACACTTCATTAATGTTAAAGTATTCAACAGGCGAACTAAATTCAACAACATATAATAAATTTTCCGAATTAATATCAGATTTAATAGGTACACTGACATTCCAATCTCCTCTGGCTTGTCCGTTGTTGTATTTGACCCAATAAGCCCCAGTTTGGTTAAAACCAGTTAATTCTTGTGTCATTTGAAATCCTATCACCTTTTTAAGCACCATATTTTGATATTTATCACTAATTTGCAAAACATTATTATCGTTCGTAACTTCTACATACTTCATTTAACACACCCCATATATAATCTTTAAAATACACCCACCATTTTTGAAAGCGTCAAGATAGCCTCTTTTTTCTGGATGAATTTTATAATGAATAGTATTACCGCTCACCCACATTATATATGGATTTTCGGGCAATCCATGAAGGTTAACACTAAACCAAACTTTTGCTCCATTAGTTACAGGAACGTCAATACTACCAGACTCTTCTATTTTTGTTAGAGTTTTAACCCCAACAATTTGTGTTAATCTATCTGTAATATCTACGACAGTTCTGCCATTTTCATCGAATACTTGTACACCTTGTGGCACTTTATCCTCCTTTTTGAAGAAAGATTTGATTTTTTCTTTAATTTTTTTAAACCAAGTCAATTCCACACCCCCACTCTAACACGTAATCTGTTCTTTTCATCATACACCTCAATTAAGTTATCTCTGATTTCAGTTCTAGCACCAGTAGTGGCTGTTCTTAAAGTACCAATTTTTGCACTAATACTAGACAAGCTATTGACATTTAATTTATCGCCAGAGATAGAACCTGCTTTAATTTTGTCGGCATCTACGGCTCCTGCTTTAAGTTTGTTAGTATCAATAGCACCTGCTTGGATTTTATCACCACTAATACTATTAGCTGCTATCTTATCACTAGTAATTGCGTTAGCAACGACCTTATCGCCTGTAACAGAGCCAGCTTTAATCTTATCTGCTGTAATTGCATTAGTTGCAATTTGAGTAGCTGTCACAGAGCCAGCTTTAATCTTATCTGCTGTAATTGCATTAGCGGCAATCTTATCTCCAGTGATGGCATTAGCTACAATTTTATCAGTATTAACCGCACCATCTGCAATCTTAGTGCCAACAACAGCATTATCGCCAATATGTTTAGATACGATTACGCCATTATCAAATACTGTTTGACCAGTAATATGAATGTATTTACCAGAGATACTTACTGTATCTGGTGCTAGATTAATACGAGATACAATCTCTTGACCAGTTAATTTATCAACACCAGCTTTAACTTTAAGTTCAATACTATTAGCAACTTGTGTAATGCTAGTTTGTAAATTATTAAAGTTATTTGATACAGTTGAATTAATAGCGTTAGCCGTAGCAGTCAATCTGCTTTCAGCAGTATCTTTAGCATCTTTAACCTTGGCATCAATAATACCATTCATGGAAGTCAGTGATGTTTGTAGCCCACCAATCTTCTTATCAATTTCTTTTCTGGCGTTATTAATATCTGTAATACCTTGGTTAATAGCATTAATACCTAGCTTTTCTTTGTTAAGCATTTCAACTGGGATTTCTTCAACAGTACTAATTGTTACTGGGTCAGATATCTCGCCATTACCAAAAATATCAACGTAACAAACCTTAACAGTGTAAGAGCCAGTAGAACAGAGGTAATTAAGACTGTTGTCCACCACAAAGTTTTCTTCATTATTAACATAGACAATAGCTCCTATACAATCTTCTGGAATACTAGCAAAAGTAATATTAAGACCTTCAATTACTGGTTTAACTACAAATTGTGTTGGTTTAGCTGGCACAGCCTTGCTGTAGTTTACTTTAGTAGGTACTGAATACGAATTACCAACACCTTTATTGTAAATATAGCCAGTACCAACACGTGTATATGGCTTAGCTGTAGAGTGCCAATCAGTTGTTAAATCTAATCGGTTATGTTCTTCACCAACATGTTCATCTAAACGTAGTTCTGTCCACTGATAATCATTCTGTGGTTTCTGTTTCCAAGACCAATAAGCACCACGCTTATCAAAGATTACTGTTGCTTCATATGGAGCTTCAGGTACATGAGTTTGTTCTGATACATAGTAGTAAGTAACAGGTGCTCTAGCTTTCTCAGAAAGGGCATTACGAATATCTCTACCACGAATTACGAATTCATACTTTTTACCAATCTCTACGTTTGGTATTGTAAAGATATTTGTTTTGCCTGTATCGTAATGTTGATGGACCTGCTTATCAGCAAATTGGTCTACTGTATCGTGGAAATCACCAACTTTAACATCTATACTTACGCCTGCATATTGTTTAATAGGAGTGCTGTCCCATTTAAGAATGAGAGATACACTACCATTTACAGAGCGTTCATCTATAGTAATATTACGGACTTGTTCAGATATAGTATCAGGGTTATCAGCAATACCATTCCAAATCTTTGTAGCTTCATTAATTTGGTCTTCTAAAGAAGCCTTAATATCGTTTAAATACCCTTTAAGCAAGGAGATAAATTTACGACCATCACCATTTATCGTAGATGGCAGGTTATTCTGTTTGTCCATTTATCCTCCTATAAATAATTAATAATAGCCTCCACAAAATCTTGTTCTACAGTCATATCAAATTCATGATTACTCATTGCAAATACGATTGTTAATTGTGCAAGAATATTTGGGAATGCTTCATTTGTCCACGGCAATTCATCATTAACTGTATTTACGAATTTAGGTCGTCTATAATATCTAACCGTGTATGGTAGTTCACCATAACATTTAATCTTTTTGCCACTCTCAATTAATTGTAATGGAGCTTGATTTGTAGCTTTGTACCAATCATCTGGAGCTGGCGTAATTTCATCTGTAAATGTATGGTCTCCGATTACTTCGTAATAGTTATTGTCAATGAGGACGTGCCACATAAAGTTAATTGCATCGTTAAAGTATGCAATCAATTCATCGTCATCATACCCACTTTCAATACTATCAGATAAGCGGTTTCGTAATGCCGCTTTATTCATTAATTCTTTTACTGTCATATTACCTCCTAGCCTTGGTCAGCTGGTGTAGTATTGCTATTTTGCCCTTCTTTTTCAAGGGAAGGTTTAGCTTCATATAACAAGAATTGCAATAATTGTTTATTAAACATTACACGTTTAAATGGAATTTCATCTTCCAAACTTTTAACGTGAGGCATAGCAACATAATAAACAATTTCAAGTTCCCCATCAAACTCTGGGTCAAGATGTTTCATAATAGGACCGTCAGTGCGGTATTCAAATTCAACAGGGAATTGACCTTGAAACGCAATGAAGTCATCAGGACGTTTAGTTTCCTGTGTACCATTCAATGTCATTTTCTTTGTAAGTTCTGGGTCGTTTTGATTGTATAGTTCATAAGACAAGCGGTCGATAGCGTTGTTCAAACAGTAAATTAACTCAATATCAGAGTATGCCGTTTTTTGCATATCGCCAAGTCGTTGTCTTGCCAAAATCAACATTTCTTTTACCTTCATTACGGCTCCTTATACATAGAACTGCATAGGTCGTTCGATAGGTCTACTAGCATCACTTGCTGTCATCTTTTTAATTTCGTCAGCAATCATTTTAGCCATACCATCAGAACCACCAGTTTTGTCAGGTTCTTTTCTTAATAACATTGTAGAGAAACGGACAAACATATCAAACAAAATAGCAGGCAAGTCAATCTCATCTGTTACATCTTCTACTTCATTAATAATACGATAGTATTTTAAAGTAGTAGGATTTTTAAGATAAATCTTATTGCCCATGATTTCATATGTATCATTTGTATCTTCTTCAATACTGTCAAATTTACCAAAGTCGCTAGGTAGTTTAGCTACACCATTATTTGGTTTAATATTAACCTTATTGGCAATATAAGAACTTTCAACATTGATTAAAGACAAATTCACATATCGTAACACCGTATTAATTGCATCAATTAATTCGTTATTTGAATGTTGTCGATTGTACGCTTCGTCCAAGTTATATAAGATACTCTCAATAATGGACTGTACTCTAATCATTAAATACCCCCATATTTGGCTGTAGATTTAATAATTTTACCTGTATTTTCAGAGTAGATTGTATTGGTAGTACGGAATTCAGGGTTTTTAGCCAACCAGATATTGAGCCATTTAGCTGCTTCTACATTATCTTTACCTTGACATTGTTGATATTGCATCAATTCAAAGTCAGTAGCAAATCTATGGCGTGGTATCATGGCAATCTTTTTGGCTTTACCATCATGAATTCTACCTTCCTCCATGCTGTCACGCATACGTTTACATTCACGGAGTACTACACCCTCATCATACGTTTGTTTGATTTTCCATTCGCCAGTCTTAGGGTCTACTTCTACTTGTGTTCCTAGTCTCATAGTACCTCCTAAAAAAAATAGGGGAGGTCGCCCTCCCCATATCATTTATTATTTTTTGATGTTGTAAATGCGAGCGTTTGCAATAGGAGCTGTACATTCTAAAGTAGCATCACCAGTGATGTATTTAGATTTGTAAGTACCTTTACGCAAGCCATCTTCAACGTGGAATGGAATTAAGTAACCCAATTTCCAGTATTGTGCTTCGATTAAGTCCACTACATCATCTGTGTACATACGGTGGGAAACCAAATCGATACGACCGAAGTCTGTTTCCAATACATCTACAACTTCTACCAATTCTTTAGAAGTTTGTTCACGGTTTTTAGTAGTGCCTTGAGTGAAACCAGAGCATACACGTTTGTTCTTACCAGACATTACTGCGAAGTCAATGGAACCACCACGGGACCAAGCTGCTTGCATAGCATCATTGATAAGGTCAAATGTAAGAGCACCTGCACCTGCCGCAGATTTAGCATCAATAGCATTACCAGAAGTTAATTCTGTAGAACCTGCATTAATAGCTGCTGCTGGTTTAACAGTATTAGGAGCTGTTGCAGTTGTTTCTTGTTCTGTTTCACAGATATTGAAAGTATTAGCATCAACTACTTTTACGAAGTATTGAGTGTTAGCTTTCAATTTAGTATCAAGAGTACCAGTTTTCGCACGGAACATAACAACGTCGCCGTTTACGAATTTGTGGTTAGCCAATGTGAATACACCAGCTGTTGTTGCTGTAACTTCTTTGAAGTTTTCCAAGAAGTAAGGAATACCACCCATTTTACCAGCAATAGCATCGTCACCCATAACTTTAGCTTTGTTGCGAACGATAGCATACTCAAGGTCACGACCAATTTCTTTAGTCGCTTTTACCATTTGGTAGCCCAATTCATCGGACACACCGTATTTAGCAATAGCTTGAGTAGTATCAGTTACGGAGTAACCATGTAAGAATTTTTGTACATAGTTGGACTCACGTTTACGTGGATTTGCTTTTTGAGAGTCGAAGTCAACTGCTTCTTGGTAAGCATTTTCCATAGCTGGACGTAAGGAGTCATTCAACCATGCATGTTCTGTAGATTTAACGGAAGTTTTACCAAACTTGTTAGTTAAAAGCGTTTGGTCAGGGTCAATCGCTGTGACGAAATCAGTAATGTCTTCTTTCTTACCAACTACGGTAAAAGAGCGGACTGCTGTATCTTTATCTGCCAATGTTTTATACCTCTTTCAAAATTATAATCTGGTCAAGCCAGTTTGTTGGAATACTTTAACCAACTCATCGTTCGTCATACGACCTAAAGATTTAAAGTCAACTTGTTGTGTTGCGGACATAGGTGGTCGTTCAGAACTACCAGCACCTTCTAATACAGGAGGTTTTGGTTTATTTGTTGGTTGTGGAATATTTGGTACCGTTTGTTGCGGTGTTTGTTGCTGATTGTATTGTGCATTCATCATGCCGTAATATTCATTACGAGCTGCTGTCATGAATTGAGCTACTGTATCAGCATCATAGTTATCTAAAGCATTTTGAATTTTTACTGCTTGTTGATAAGGCATGTTTTGCAACTTATATTGTGCATAACGGTCAATTTCATCGAAGTTAGGGTCTTGACGGAATTGGTTTACCACATGAGTGAAATTCTTTTGGACAGCTTGTCGTTCATAAATTTGTGCTTTAATAGTAGCTACGCTATCTGCTAATGCCGCAATATGAACAGGGTTAAGTTCATCGAACTCAGTCCCTAAATGTTTTTCAACTTCACCTTTCGCAAACTCTGTTAATTTATTGTAATATTCCGCTTGTGTTACTTGTGGTTGTTGCGGCTCTTGTACTTGTGGTTGTGCTTGAGGTTGTTGATATTGAGCCATACGCTCTTGAAGCTGACGGCGTTCATCAGCCAATGCTTGTGTCTTACGAGAATAATCAGCTTGTCGTTGATAACCGTTTAGTAATTCCTCAAGAGGAACTTGTATTTCTTGACCGTCAACTTTTACTGTATACATTTGTGGTTCTGGTGCTTTAGTTTCAGGTTCAGGTTCTGTAGGTTGTCCTTCTTCAGAGTCCTGCGTTTCTGGAGCAGGGTCTACATCTTCATCGCCATCAAAAGAAAGCATTCGATTGCCATTAAAGAATACATCGCCGTTTTCGTCAATGCCAAAATCAAAATCAGCAGGTGCAGTATCGCCACCTGTTTCAGCTACATCAGTAACTTCTGTTGGTTCAGTTTCCGTTGCAGGTACGTCTACTTCACCTTCTGCAAATGTTTGCAAATTAAATTCAAAATCCTTCATGTTTTCTCCTTTCACTCCCTAGCGGGTTGGTGAATGTTAATACAAATTAATAGCCGTCTGCGACTGTCCAGTCACCAGACGATACATTATTACCACCGAATAAGCCACCAATAGCTTTATATAGTGGTACTTTTCTCCAGTCAGTTTCTTCTTGTGGTGCCTGAATGGAATAGTCGCCACTAAATTGTGGTTGTGGTGCTGGAGCTGGTGTACTTACCTCACTAGGAGTATCTGATGGTGCTTCATAATAACCACTATCAGGTTCGCTGTAAGAATAAGATGCCGCTCTAGCTTGTGCTACTCTAGCAGCTTCGGCTTCTGCTTGTTGTCGCAAGCGTTCTTGCTCTGCTAAATACTCACGATATGGAGAACGAATAGCACCTTGACGATATAATTTTTCAATCTCTTGTGGGTGGAATTCAGTACGTGCTTTCATAGACGTAATGTCATCTGCACCCCAACCAAGTTCTCCAAGTTTTTTATCGTCTGCCCATTGATAACCCATTTCTTTAGAGAATGGATTTTGTCGTGCCCAAGCCATATCTTGAGGAATTGCATCCATATGTTGCTGAGCAATCTGTCCCATAGTTAATGGGGTATAGTTTCCTTCAGCTGCGTTACGGAATTTATCCTCTAAAGCCCTGCCTTGTTGCAAAATATCATAAATAGCATTAGGGTTGGACAAGCCTTGATGACTAGCTGCAAATTCCTTACTACCATCACTTTGGAATTTAGGTGCCATACTCACAGATGTAAAATCTTGTGATGGCTTATACATGCCGTCTTTAGGGTAGCCTTGAGTAGCCTCATATTGAGCTTTCGCTTGATTAATCGGCTCTCTTTGCTTCATAAAATCTTGGTAGTTAGGAACAGCAGCTTGAACGCCAGCTTGTTTTGCCAACTGCTCTGCAATCGGAGCATAGCCCATACGTGGTGTCAAATCAATATGTGGTTGACTAGGCGTAGGGTTAGCTGTCATAACCTGATGCTGTGGTTTTGCACTAGGACTAGGCTTTGCATTTAACAATGCTTGTTGCTCTGGTGTGTAGCTTTGCCTTTCACTATATTCATTATTTGGAGAGCTTTCACCTTCTTTATGTTGCTGTGCAGGCAACTGAGTGAATGTTCCTGAGTTAATGTCATATTGAAAGGGTAACTTTTTGTTACTGTAAGAAATTTTCAATTTTACATATCCTTTCTAAAAATTGTTCGTAACCCTGAACAGGGAGATAATTGGACCACCTCCATCATACTACGCCATATACGAGTTCAGTCATCAAATTATCACCCCCAATCGTGGTTGTTTTATTTATTCTGGATAAAAGCCTGTTTGACTATTAAAAGCCTCAGCCTCCAAAATCGCTTTAAGGTCAGCTTCTGCCATATCGCCATTTGCAATAACAGCAGTTAAGAAATCATTAAAAGCCTCCGATGCCACCAGAAGGTTCCGTTGGCGCTCTATTTCCTGAACGGGGCACGTTTTGAGGCGATTGATTATCAGTCCTTGATACGCCACCAACCAGTCCTTGAGCAAGGTTTGGACCGCCGAAGCTAAATCCCTGTCCTGCATTTCCGCTTGCAGGTGAGCCGTTGCTTTGGACAGCTCCGAATAATCCACTTTGTTCTGTGCCATTGCCTTCGCCTCCAAATAATAATTGTAATTCAGGTGGTAACATTAATAAATATTGTGGTGGTAATACACCAAATGTCATGTACGCTTGTAACGCTTCAGGTGGTAAACTACTTAATACTTGTTGTTTAAGTTGCATATCCATGATAGCACGTTGCTGTACAACCGCTGGGTCTGTAACATAATCATTATAGTTTTTAAAGCCAGCACTTTCAATCCATTTTTTGAATAGATTGTAAATGTTTTGTGGTGTTACAATAGGAATACCAGCTGCTTGTGTTTGCATCAACGCTGTAAGCATTGTTTGCAATGTCATAATAGTGGACTCTTTAGTAGAAATACTAATACCAGCATTTACAACTAAGTCGAAATTACCATTTAAGTCGTCAGGGCTAATACGTAACTGTTTATTTGTTAGCCGAACCACAGTTTCTTGGTCTACGAATTTTTGGTTAAGGCTAACCATAAAACGAAACAGTTCCGATATCCCTGTCTCCGCAAACATACGAGCCACAAGTTCCAAGCGTTGTGCAGATTGTCCTAAAATAGCACTAATACCAGTAGCCGTTTTGTTAAGGCTGTTAGCATCTAAGCCTTGGTTATACCGTGTAATACCAGTACGGTTTTCCTTTTGTCCTTCTAAATACTCCAAGAATTGGAATGTTTGAGGGGATAATTGATTTACAGGCATTGCCATAGCTACATCGCCCATACTAGAACCTGGTTTTTTACGAATAACCTTACGACCTTCAATATAGTCAGAGATATTAATACTATCTTCTGCTAAAATCATTTTAGGGTCGTTAGTTAATGCAATATTTTGTACGATTTGACGAGTAAGAGCTACCTTCATGTCTTGTAATTCCCCAATTAGCTCTGCATAAGAGCGTTTTACCCAAATACGATGTGGGTCTTTAGTTGGAGAAATAGAGAAGAATGGGTGTCTGCCCATGTAATTTGGTTCTGCACGAAGAATTACATCACCAGCAATAGTAATAATCATATCTTCAAGAATACCATCGTTATTAAAGTCAATCTTTGTATAACATTCATAAATCGTAACTTCTTCACGAGCTTTATCTTGTTGGTTATTATGTAATGGAGTGTAATGGTCGCCAATTACGTCCTCTACTTGGTCTGTAATCCAAGATACTGGACCATTATCAGGGTGAACCATGTCTACATTAGCGTAAATACCTTCACGCTCTTTTTGACGAAGATGAGACATAGTAACCTTTTTACGGTGTGCTACGAAATTCGCATCTTCGAGGTTTTTAGCATCAGGAGAATATAGGAATTCTGATACTAAGATGTTTTCTAATTTAGGACTATTCTTGATATAATACGGAGAATTCCATGTTACAGTGAAATCACCCATCACATCAGGTCCTTCAACGCTAGTAATTTCTACACCAGTCTGTGCTAAGAGCTTTAATGCATCCGCATTAAGCTGTGCAGTTTCTGGAGTATAACCTTCTGTACGTTCCCAATAGCATTTGATAATACCCATACCAGTAATCAAAGCATCCTTCATCCAATTATACAGGATAGGGAAGAATTTATTCTGGCGTTGTAATTGGTATACCAATAAACTTTGCATTACTTCTGCGTTTTGGTCATCTTCTTCTGTAACACCTTGAATGGTAATTACTTCATCAGAGCCAGTAAATACTTTCATCAAAGATGGTAACGCCCATTCGATAGTATCAGCTACGTCTGTAGATACCAAAGAAGAAGTTTTACTCAAAATTGGGAATTTGTGAGAGTAGTACTCTTTATCTGCGTAATAAATATTGTAACGCTCACGCACAGTAGGCTGGATAATAGATTGTTGATACGCCTCAGCATCAGCAATATCAGCTTTAACTAAACTCAATAAGGCTTTATCAGCCTCTTGACCAGTTAATTCAACTGTAAAGTCTTCAGCCAATCTTACATTGCACCTCCCATCGGTATATCAGCAGTACTTACTGACCCAAATGTACCAACAGGTGGGCTCGCAATCGCTGAAATATGTGCTAAACTATCAATTAAATCATCATGTAGAGATTTAGGGAATGATAAAAACTCACTCTCTAACTCTACTAAGAAATCTTGCCCCATAGGGAACCATAATGTACCAGCTTTGAATCTTGGCTGCAAAGCTGCGATACGGATTTCTTTTTTCTCTTTTGCTTCTAAAGGTTTTACGGTAAACCAAGTATTACGCTTAATCATTTCCTTTTCCACAAAATGAATAAGAGCCGCTTGATAAGCGACTTTTTCTATACCAACATAAATTGGTCGGTATTTTTGAACCATTTGGAATATGGTATCAATTGTTTTAGTTGGGTCCCATCTACCATAATCAATCTCAAGTAGGAACCAATGGTTGTCTGGATTTACAGCAACAGCACATACAGATGTAAAGTCAGCTGTTTCCTTTTCGGAAATAGCTAAATCGCATGCAATGAATACGGAACATTCCTCTAGTTGTATTGTATTAGTGTCGTAATACCTGAAATATTCTTTCTTAAAGATTTGGCTTTCAGGAGAAATAGCAATACAAAGTTTTTCACGTTCCCAAATGTCTAACTGTCCAAGTTTACGCCACTTTTCACGTTCATCGTTGATAGCTTCTACTGGGTACATTTCTTCCCAGTTAGATTGACCATCTTCATTTAATACAGGGATGCGTTCCGCATCAAATCCTAATTCCTCTTTGTTGGATATTACCTGTTCAATAATACACTTTTCACCAAGGTTATTACCGATGAAGAATATCCGTGTATTTTTACCAAGGAAATATACATCAGACAAGAACCATTGATAGTCAGATTTCTGAACTGTATCAGATAAACTATCTTCCAAGTCTTGAGGGTCATCTATCAAAATAATATCAGGTCGTCTATCTTTGTTATTTAAACCACGGACACTAGAACCTTTACCATACGCTTCCATACGCACTGTAATTTCTTCACCGTTTTTATCTTTAACGATAATCTCAAATGCCTTTTCAGACTGCTCTTTAATACGAACCAAGTTAAGGTTCATTAACTCATTACTGGTGTATTCTTCAGCAATATCTTTAAGCCTTCGGCTGGCTGCCCTTTGGTTAGCCATGATAAATACGATGTATTGTTTCTTCTTGGATGGGAATACCAAGCAATGTATTGGAAAAGCCCTTAATACATACGATGTTTTTGCTGACTCACGGAAGCCTTCTACTGCATAATGTCGATTACCATTCAGTAATACCTCTCCCCATTTACGGTGAAACCAAGCAGGCTTTACTTCGTGTTCAGCTGGTAAGAACATTTGTCGGAATAATACCAAATCATTTTCACATCTGTCGTATATCTCTGCTAACTGTTCAATCTCGTTTGCCATTACCAATCTCCTTTCTTATCCTTTCACTACTATCGGTGGAAATTACAGTTTCACCTTTATTGTGTTGCTGCTGAGTATACTTGGTATTACCACAAGCTAATTTGGAATTAGAAAAACAATACACGTTATCGGTTTCGTAATAGATAGTACTGCTGTATTTAGAAGCCCTACCCTAGAAAGCTGATAACGTATTTTTCTGACGAGTACGTAAGTACGAGGAAGAAAAAGAGAAAGAAAAGAAAGAAATATATAAAGAAAGAAAAGAAAGAGAAAAAGACATAGTAAACCATACAATATGTATTTTGCCATTTTTGGGTACTTACGACACCCCATAGTGTATTTCAGTAGACCCACAGAGCAGTATACTCAGTAGTCTATAAAAATTGAATTTCGTTATATCGTACAGTCAACTATATTTCATATTATCTTCATTTAGTTTTATAAAAAATAGGGAGAAGTGTATTGCTCATCATTGGGTTCTCTTCGACCTATAGGATTGTAGATTTTTGTATAAGATTTCAGAAACCTTTGGATTTTTGTATATTTTTACCTACAGGAAGTGTTTGGATTTTTGTATAAGCAAGGTATTTGAAAGGGTATAGATTTTTGTATAAGCAGTCTCTATTTTCTATGTCCCGACCCCACCCGCCAAATGCGAAGCCCCACCCCCTGACAGGGGCACTAGGGTATATCGAAAAGTATCGAAGCAGATAGAAAAAATTCACTGTATCACAGTGAATAATATATAGTGAGGGGGGTAATGTCGCAAAAAGCGGGGTAAATACAACGCATTGCACTATATCATCGGAGGTATGCGATAGTGTGGTCAAGGCAAGCGACAAGGCTTGCAGGGTACAATAAACGTACTCAATCAATTATTAACACGCTTGAAAGCGTAGAAACGGAGCTTAAAATGAAAGCAACAAAACAAAACACTCAAATTATCGACATCAAAACTGCATTGGCTAACGCTAAAAAGCTACAAGAGGGTGAAAAGTTAGAATTAGTCGACAAACTCTATACTTGTGATGTTGATGAGGCTACAGGTGAAATCACTGTAACTATTAAAGCTAATTTGGCGGATGTAGTCCGTAGTGCAAAAGGGTCTAACTTTATCGTTCCCCTTGCTAACACAAAAGGTGCGCGTGGTGGCGGTGTTATTACTGCTACAAGCGAAAAAGGTGTATCTTGTAAAATTTATGCAGATAGACTATATTTGTCTACAGTAGAAATCGAACAAGAAAAAGAGAAAAAGCAAGCATCTAAAAATGATAGCGAAAAGGCATTGTTAAAAGCTAATTTGGAACAAATGCAACAACAAAATGCTATGTTAATGGAATTGTTAGCTAAAAACGGTCTACTTGAAAAATAGTAGATTTAAGAGGGTAGTCTATTAAGGCTACCCTTTTTTTTTTTTGTATCTATTGTATACAATTTAGTTTTATATATTTATATTACTATATACGTATATTTGATACAATGGAATTTTATTCTTTATATTTCCCCGCCAGTCAATTGTATGCAATTGAATTGTATTCTATTATCTGGTGTTTTTTATTATATTTTTAATAGAACATATGTTTATCTTGTATTATATTTAATTGTGTACAATACATTTGTGATAGAATTGTATTTTATACAATTCGATTGTAAACGGTAGTTTACTAATTGCAGATGTATCTTATAGAATTAAGTTTGATACAATTCTTTTTACTGTATATTCTATTGCATGCAATATATTTGTATGTGATTATCTTTTTTAGAAATTGTATTTCATGCAATTTGATTTTATTCTATTATATCTTATACTGTATTATCTTATATCGTTTATATTTTATACAATGGAATTTGATAATTCTTTTTTACCCGCAACCGTGTTTTATGAAATTGTATTGCATACAATTTAACTGTATTTGATTGTATTGTATATTGTGGCATCATGCCCAATTAATTTTATACAATTTAATCGTGCGTATTATCTATTCAATTGTGTACAATTTAATCTCAGGCTATCCTATTGTAGGGTAGCCTTTTTTTATGTCTATTTAATTGCATACAATATTACATCGTGTAATTTAATTGTATTGTGTAAAATTCATTTATTTAAGCTGTACGGCGTTTTTATATGCTCCATGATAGATTATACCTAAAAATTGCTAGAGTGGTCTTATAGCTTAAATAAATCAATTCTATGGCTATTGACATAATTATATATATGTGGTATTTTATTATATTTATATTTAATAGAAAAACACAATTATATTTCAGTAAATTGTATTGTATACAATTTATTTGTAAACGATAGTTTACTATGCAATATAATTTCACGCACGATAGTTAGACTGTAACATCGAACATACGTTTGCTTGAGTGGTTGTGGTGCTTGACGTGAGAGCCTGCCAGCCCGCACGGTTGCTGGGTTTTGTCGCTCAGCCACGGAGATGGGGCATAGTGAGGTTGTCCCCAACGGACGGCACCACGTTGGGTAGACACAATCCAAATTTTTAATTGGTGCTAAGTTCGCCATAAAAAAGCGGCGAGAAAGGTGGTCCATTATGGCTGAGATTTCCCAAGTTGTGAAAGATGCTCTATATGAGCATGCATCCTATGATTTTAATTTCAATGAGTACGGTGAAGAGGTACTTATCTTGGCGTATGAACGTAGAGACGTTGAAGATATTGCCGAATTGTTTAATGTGGATTTTGACGCATTAAATGCTTGGTGGCGTGATTTTTTAGGATTGGGGGCGTAACTATGAGACAGGAATTTTCTGCAACTTACCCAGCAGGTACAGATTTTTATTTGTTCCTCGATGCGGCACGTATTATTGCGGACCATATGGGTGAAAACCTACCTACAGAATTAGGTCTTGACGACCTCGAATGTCTTGCCACAGAGCGTTGCGTATCATTACATACGATAATGCTTGAGTACGAATATTTTAAAAAGGGCGAATTGGACTGGGAGTAAAATCCCAGTCTTTCTTAAATTGTGTGTATTTTAGGATTGTAATCCTAGGAGGTATTATGAGCCATAAAAATAATTTTAATGTACTACTAAAAAAAGAGCAACGTAGAAAAAAGGCTGAAGAGAAACGCCATTGTGAAGATACTTTATTCTTATTGGGTGTATTTGTGTTATTAATTATCTTAGGGCAAGTATGCCTTAAATATGGTTGGGTGATTAATCTGGATTGAGGTATATTATGTTTGAACCAAAAAATGCACTAGAAATATTTATAGTCAGAGCGTTTATGCAATACTTTGATTGCAATGGTGTGTTACCATTGGGTAATAGCATCTTTGCCGTTCCGTATAATCTTTATATACGTGATTTTTATAATGCAGTAGATTATAATGTTGTAGCAATTTCTGTACAAGGTGGTCATATTTACGTTGATTATTATATGAACCGCCCAGAATGCTATGATGGCGATGGAACACCATTATGGACACCAGAAGAATGTCTGTATTATACACTCTTATCAGTCGGCTTAGTTAAAGAGGGTAATAAATACAAAAAATTTGTTGGTAAAGACCGTGAATACGGTCGCCCTTGGAAATATTATTGGGAAGTAGATTGGGGTGTGTAATATGTATAACGATATCTGGTGGCTAGTGTTTCTTATTATGGCAGGCATCTGCGTTATTGTAGGTGGTCTAGCCATTATATACGCTGTATTTTAGGAGGTGGTATATGGGATTAGATTTAATTTGTATTAGTATTGCAGTATATATTGGGTACTGCATCTATATTGTGTTTAAGCAATAAATGCTTAGGAGGATTATTATGGCTAGAACGATTTTTGGTATCTTTTCTTCATGGTTAGCAGAAAAACAAAAACTTGATGCAACTGTAGGTAGAGAAATCTCCACAGACCTAAACGGTGAGGAACTCACCATTCTTGCTAACCAATATGGCGTTAGTAATCACGTTGTGGAATTAGTATATCATATGTGGACAGTGGTAAAACCTACTGCTAAAATTATTGAAAAAGTTTGCCAAAAGGCAATGAAACTCAATAATAAAGAACGTGTGTTCTTGTTTAACTCTGTATGTTTACCACAGGATATGATTTTTGAAAATACAGACTATAATAAAGCTGTATGTCGTGGCGATAAAGCTGTACAAGTTGCTATGGAAAGTGCAGAAATTGGCTTGTATTCTGTATCTGATGATTTCTTCTGGAATGACAAGGATTTTGGCTTCATGTCGTTCAATGAATTACGCAATAACGAGTTAAATTTTGCAATCCAAGATTGGTTTAGTGTCGAAAAATAAGGAGGCAGTATGCACTTTTTCTCTTACGAAGGGGAGTTGATTA